AGGTGTTTCCTGCTTGGCAACATAATGGTTCTGTTTTACTTTCAGTTGTTGACCCAACATTTAGTCCAATTACTGAAGAATTTGCTGAAAATCTTAAAGAACAGATTGACCCTGAAGAATCTAGTGGACAAGGAATTGGAATTGCTCCAATTGGTCATTATGTAACTGTTACAACGCCAGTTGAGGAAACTGTGGATGTAACTTTAAATGTAAAAATTGATGAGAATGCTGTTAGTGGTGAAATAACATCTGAGATTGAAGAAGTATTGCAGGAATATGTGGATTCAGTTAGACGTAATTTTGCTCAAGATGTTACACTTGCAATTTATCGTGCTAGAATCATAGAACGAATTTTGGATTCTATCAGCGATGTTCTTAATGTTACTGATGTATTACTTAACAATTTAGATTCTGATGTTATATATACTGATGAGGGATTACTTGGTCATCAATATTTACCAAAACTTGGACAGGTGGTTGTAAATTATGAGTAATTATATTAACAGATTTGTTCCTGCAATAATGAAAAATAATGATGAAATGAATTCATTATATGAAGTGCAGGCTGATGAAATTGAAAATGTTAATGATGATGTAAAAGATGTTATTGACAATTGTTTCATCAAGTCTTGTAACTTAAATGGTATTTCAAAATGGGAAAAAATTTATAATTTGAAAAGCAATTCAGATTATACGCTAGAACAAAGAAAAGAATTATTGATGAATAAATTGTATTTCAAACCACCTTTTACAAGACAAAGATTTATGGAAATTTTGGAGAATGTTTGGGGTGAGGGAAATTATACATTCATGTTATATCCTAACTTTGAATTGATTATAGATATTTATACCACTGACCCATTAATCTACTTAAAATTTCAAAAGTATGTTCGTGATGTTGTTCCTGCAAATATTTATTTAATCTTTTCAGTTCAGTATACTTATCTATACTTAAACAGAAATTACACTTATAATAGACTTGAAAGTTTAACATATGGTGATTTAAGTCAATACGCATAATTGGGGGTATAAAATGCAATACAGTACAAATTATAATATGAATAAGCCTGAAAGGTCAGACCAATACAATCTTGACCATTGGAATGAAAATACAGATATTATTGATACTGAATTAAAAAGAAATGCTGATAATATTTCTGATGAGGTAACAAGGGCAAGTAATGCTGAAAGTAAGGAATCAACAAGGGCAAGCAACGCTGAAAGTGCCTTGCGGAATATTACTGATTCAACTTTCAAAACTGCACTTCTTAATTTTTGTTACCCAATTGGAAGTTTATATTGGACAAGTAAATCTACAAACCCTGCTCAACTTTTTGGTGGAACATGGACTCAAATTAAAGATAGGTTTATTTGGGCAAAAGGTGATAGTGATACTGTTAATGCAACGGGTGGTGCTAAAACTGTAACCTTAACTGTTGAAAATTTACCATCACATAGTCATACAATCAACAGTGGAAACACTTCAAGTTCAGGAACAACAACGACCGCAGGTTTTAGAGGAATAGCCGTAACAAGTGGTGGAAGTTCGGCATCAAATACGGGTTCAGAATCAGGTCATACTCACAATATGGAACACTACCATGATAGAGGTACAATGGAAATTACGGGTACAACAACTGCTATTATATATGCAAGAAGTAATTATAATTCTAATAGTCCTACTGCAAGTGGTGCTTTTAATTTAACAGATGGTGCTGGGCCAACTGCCCGATATAAAAATCATGAAGATACGTGTTATGACCCAAAAACACTTAACATAAATGCGTCTGGTGGTTGGACAGGCAAAACATCAGGCTCACTTGCAAACGCAACAACGGGAGATACAACTACTAAGACTTCAACGGGAGCGGGAACAAGCCATTCACATTCAATGGCACATACTCATAGTGTAACCGCTAGTGGTTATCTATATGGAAAGACTGATAATACGGGAAGTGGAACTGCCGTAAATAAAATGCCACCATATATTGTTAAATATTGTTGGGAAAGAACTGCATAAGATTTGGAGGAAAATATATGTTAATTAAAATTGAAAGAGCAGATGGTGAATTTGAAATCTATGAATCTAATAATTATAGAATCACTAAGATTAAAGATTTTCACCCATTAATTGTAAAAATTACAGTTTATGATAATGGTACAAAAATAAAAGTTGTAAAAAGACCATTTAAGTTTATTTACAAACATTTTATTTTTAAATCAAAAAAAGTTCAGGATGAATTAAAAAACATCATTGAAAATCAGAATCAGGAAAAGGTGGTGAAAGATGAAAATTAAAGATACATCTCACGTTGGAATGGTAGTTGGTGCTATAAGTTTAATTATAACTTTTGCTGTAGTTATAATTAAATATATAGTTGCAGGAACTTGCCCATCAGTTGAAGAAGTAAAAGCACTCATTCTCATAGGATGTGCACCTTCAATTCCATTCTGTCCTGTTTACATTTCAATATGGTTCGATAAAATTATTGAACTTAAAAATGGTAAAAAATCTGAAGAATGATTATTTTATTATTTCAAATTATAGGATATACTTGAATTATGAAATTAGATGAATTTATTAATAAGTATGTAAACACTAAAGTGGATTTTGACCAAGTTTATGGAGCACAGTGTGTAGATTTGTTCAGGCAATACTGTAAAGATGTTCTCAACATTCCACATACTGGTTCTTGTTCTACAAGCGGTGGGGCAAAAGATTTGTTTCTTGATTGGGAAAAAATGCCACTGGAGAAAAAATATTTCAAAAAGATTCCTGCAAATAAAGCATACAACGATATTGAAATGAAATTTGGAGATGTTGTTGTATGGGGTGAAACTAAAAGCAATAAATATGGTCACGTTGCTATTTTCATTTCAAAAACTGATGAGAAAAACATATTGGTATTTGAACAAAACGGAATCAAGCAGAATGGTGCTAAATTAACATTCAGGCCAATCGAAAACATGCTTGGTGTATTAAGATTTGATTGGAGTGAAAAATGAACGCAGAGGCAGTAAATAACATTACATTAGGTGGGATAGTTACAATCATTGTTGCCGTTGGTGTTTTATCAGGATTTTTTGGAAAGTTCTTTGCTCAGATATACAAGATTAAACAACTTGGTGAAAAAGTTGAAGAACTAGAAAAGAAAATGACAGATTTTGAAACATTACAGAAACAACAAAAATCTGAATTAATTGATAAAGTTGAAGAAACAAATAATGCTGTTAATCTTATCTGTTCAGCTGTATCTGCTTTGATAGATGATTCTTTGCAGGATAATCAAGAATCAAAGCAAAGGCTGAGGGAAATTAAAAATAAACTGGACAATAAAAAGGAAATTGTATAAATGGACAAAAATTCTATTGATATTGAAATTAGTGAAAGAATCGCTGAAGAGGCAGGAAGACAAATGAACTTATTAAAAAAGGAAATTGAACAAGATAAAAATGCACACATATCCTTACTTGAAGATATATTGTCTGATATAAAAGAACAAAGAAAATTTCTCAAGTCTATTTCAATATCACTTTTTGTTCTTTTGTTTATTGTAATTGCAGGTTCATTTGGATTAAGCCTTTATAATCAAAAACTCTTGAAAGAATGTTCTGTGGAAAATACAGAAAAGATATTTGATTTTATTTCCAATACTGAATTCAATTCCAGTGTTGAGATGACTACTGATAACAATTCAACTGCAAGCGGAATCACAATCAATAATTAAGGTAATTGGATATGAGTGTAAGGATTAAAACAATCAAGAAAATCTCACCAAAAGATAAAACTAAAATTAAAACAACTATCACTGACACTGTTTCTGCAAGGACTGAAAACAACAAATTGACTTATACTAGGAAAAGAAATGTCAGCAATAATAAAAAGCATAAATGAGTTCTTTAGAAAAGCCATTAAAAAAGATATAGACAAAATCAATTCTGAAATAATTTTATCTGAAAGGCAACAAAAAATATTTGAAATGTTTTACATTAAAAAACAAAATATTGATTATATTGCGGATTCTTTATGCGTATGTAAAATGGTAGTAAATAATGAATTAAAAATAATTAGAGAAAAGATTTTCAAAATTCTGTATCCATAAAAAATGACCTAGACTGTATTACAATCTAGGTCAAACACACTTTGTAGGTAGATATTATTTTTGTCTTTGTTCCAGAAAAGAATCTGCAATTTTATAACAAGTTTTGGCAATTGAATCCAAGTCATCACGATTTTGCATTAAATATTCACCCATTCCTGCAAGTGCCTGCCCTGCAAAATAATCACGCATATTCAAGTTATATGATTTTAATTCTTCAGTTTTGTTTTTGTCCATCTTTTATTCCTGCAAATAGCATAAGAATTATTAATACAATTAAAATTGTAAAAATCAATCCAACCCCAATCCCAATACCGATTCCCAAACCTGCTAAAAAGTTTTCAATCATTTTAAGCAACCTGTATTTTTGAACCTGACTTATGCTTAGCAAGAGCCAGCAAAGATTCATAATCAAAATCACTTGGATTCTTGACACCTGCTGAACCAATTAAGATATGACCTTTATAAAGGTCAACACGAGTCATTGTTGTTTCAACCTTAATAGTGTCATCACCCATTTTAATTGTAGTTTTAGAATTCTGCATAAATTTCAATTCCATTTCATTGCCTCCATTTTGGAATTTTAATCTTTAAATTTCGCAATGTCTTCAGACTTTACATTCATGCTTGCTAAAAGTAGCACGCAATATCCGATAACATCGCATACATCATTTATTCTAGGAACAGAATCAGAATTATTTTTGATCCTGCCTATTTTGTCATCCAACCTTATAAGAATGCTGTTGGTGGAATCACCTTTGTAAAAAACGTTATTTGGTGAAAGAGCAGAATCACCATATTTTTCATTTTTGTACAAAAGCAGATCCTGCATAGAATTTGTGATTTCAATAATCTTGTCTTTACTTGACATCATACACCTCATCTTTAGGTTTTAATTTCATATATTTTTCACGCAACATGGCGTTGGTTCCAAGAAAATATCCTGCAACAAAACCGTCAAATTCACTTATGTTTGAATCTGTTTTCTCATTCATAAGACTTTTCCAAATGGTGAATAATTCTGATATAACACCACCATTTTCAATTGTTCTAGGTTTGCTCAATAATGAATGCGGGTCAATAGTTTTCAATTTCAGCCTCAATTTATTATAGGATTGCAGGGCAGGAAATTCCCACCCTGCTAGGATCGTTACATGGTATAAAACTGTCTGATGTCAGTTGGTAGTTCTTTGAAATGACCTTTTGCGTCACGATGATTTTTGTCACCACCTGCAAGTTGTAGCCATTTTGTACCATCAGGAAGTTCAGCCCAGCAATACAAATTATATCCTAAATACATGCCCTTTTCTAGCAACATATTTTCAATGAAATAAAACAACTTGTTATTCTGTTCAAGTGTTCCAACAGTCATAGACTTATTTGCCATGTCAACCACTTCTTTTACAGCCTTGGTCATTGCCCTTACTTTCACACTCATAATTTCACCTCACTTATAATTCAACTACGGATAAAACTTCAACATCAGCTGAAGATGTCCAATAATAAGAATCCAAAAATTCTTTTTTAGCATTTCTTTTACATGTAGCATATTTTTCATACTGCATTGTTGTTCCATTTATTTTGGCGATGATTAAAAACTTCTTCATAAAAACCTCACTTGTAGGTGTTCTTTGTTCCCTACATTTATAAATATAAACTAGTTTATAAAAAAAGTAAAGTAGTTTTTAATAATTTTTATAAATTTTTTATTTATTTTTCTTAAACTTTTGAAATCATAAAGCAGTCTATTATTGAATTATGGAAGTTAGACAGATTGCTATCAATTTTATAAAAACTTTGTCCAATAGCGATAAAGAAAAATTAAAAGTCATGCTGGCTCACGGAATTACCTGCGGTGCTGATTATGCAAAAAGAAATGAAATAGAGCCACTTCAACTCACTGAAGAATTAAAACTAATTTTTGAGGGTAAATAAATGAATAATTTCAATCCAATGTTAGATTATCAACGCAATCAATTGATGGCTCAGCAGGCAATGATTCAAAACCAACTCAATCAGATAAATCATATGAATCCTGCAAATCAACCTCAATTCAATCCTTATCCACAAAACAATCAACCTCAGTTCTTTGTTCGGCAGATCGGAAGTGTAGATGAAGCAAGAAGTTTTCCAGTGGATCCAAATACTATGTATTTTTTCTTAGATACAGGCACAGGAAAAATCTATATGAAAAGATTGAACACTGACAACGGCAAGTCAGAATTCTTCACTTATTCTTTGCAGGAAACTTCTGAAGAAAACAAAGTTGATCCTATGGAGCAAATTAATTTAAGGCTCACAAACATAGAAAATATTATTGGAGGCATAGCAAATGATAAATCCATTTCAGGCAATGCAGGCAGTTCAAAATCCGATGGGGTTCATGCAGAGGCAACTGCTGGAAAAGTTCAAAAACCAAAACCCTCAGATGTACCAACAAGTACAACAGATGATTCAGGGAAAAAATGAAACTCAATTGAAAGAGATGGCTCAGAACATTGCTAGAGAGCGTGGAATTGATTTGAATAGTTTTGCCAATCAGTTTGGTATAAAACTATAATGGGCTGTCAGCCTTAAAAATAAACTTAATATGAAAGGAGAATGACTATGGCTATTGAAACAAACGGAACACCAGTTGTTATGGCTGGTGGTGATAGTATGTTCGGTGGTGGAGCAGGCTTTTGGGGTTTTTTAATCCTTGCTATGTTCCTTTTTGGCGGTAGTGGTTTTGGCGGATTCGGTGGAAACAACGGAAACACAAATGCTATTCAGGCAGATGTAAACCGTGGATTTGACAATCAGAATCTTCAGGCTCAGACAAGAGATATTTTGTCAGCCGTAACAAGCGGAACTGCTCAGTCAGTAAGTGCGACAAATCAGACATTCCACGATATGCTTTCAGCATTCAATGACAAGTACAGTGAATTGCAGAGAGATATTGCTGGTGTCAGTGTAGCACAGGCTGAAGCACTTGCTAATCAGAATCAGTGTTGTTGCAATACACTCAGAGCAATTGATGGTGTAAACTATAACAATGCTATGAATACTGCTAGCATCAACGCAAATACTACTGAACAGACACAGAAGATTCTTGACGCTATTGCGGGCAACCGTATGGCTGATATGCAGAATCAAATCAATCAGTTGCAGTTGGCTCAGGCTTTGAATGGTGTTGTTCGCTATCCAAACGGAATGACCTACAATGCTGGTACAAGCCCATTCTGTAACTGCGGTGGTTGCGGTTGCATGGCTTAATCAGTTGTTAAGTAATTCTTGATGACTGAAGTTTTTCCCTTATTGTTAAGGTTGAATATATTTCCACTGAAAATAATCAGTGTTGACATAAGGGCAAAGATTAAACCTTTGCCCTTTATTTTTTATGGAGGCAGAAAATGGCTTGTAATTGCTGTAATTGTTCTAATTGTCCAAACTTGATACCTGTATCAAGTGTTACATCTAGCGGTGGAATAACAACAATCACCGTTCCAGCAGGAACAGTTTTTCAAAATGGAAGTTGTTATTGCTTAGGATTATTCACCACGATTCCTGCAGGAACAAATGGAAGTCAGGTGAATGTAACTGACGGCACTAATTCATACACAATCTTCAATCGTGTTGCTAATTATTGGCGACCATGTTGTGGCTTAAGAAGTAGAACAATGCTGAAAGTTAAATTCTTAAATGACCCTGTTCACTTGTTAAAGGTATAAACCTTGGAGGCAAGAAAATGGCAGAATTGATAAATTATAATTCAAATGGAAATATGGCGGAGCAGGTAAAATCCTTGTATGAAAGAATCTGCAAAGTGCTTTCAGTTCATTGTAAAGTAAATAAACTTGCAATGACAGCAACTCAGTCTTTGGGATACAATGGATTCAAACGCTGGCACAGATACCGTTCAAGACAATTTTTTGAAATGAAACTTTGTCTTGCTAATGAACTTTTTGACAAGTTCAAAATTGTGGCTGATTTCAAAGATTATGAAGTGAATTATTCACCTGCAAATATTGAAGAACATTTGAAATCTTGGGAAAAGGCTATTTTGGAAGCAATTGAAGAACTTGGTGGCATAAACAAAGATTATTTTGAAGTGACAGGAATGTCCTGCAAGATTGTAAAATGCGCAATGCACAAAATGATTCGAGATTATGAAAAATTAGGTAGACTGATAAAACGATTCAATGAATCAGATTGGCTCACCTTAGATATGCACATTGTGGATGACAAACTTCATTGCAAGTACAAAGAAAAAGAGGAAAAACATGGATTCAATTATTAATGAGGTGTTTTCAGATTTTAAGGATTCTATTGCCAAGATAGATTTTAATTCATACAATCCGAATTCTGCGGAATTCCTTTCAGCCTTAAATGTTGGGTTGATGTGGCATTTATTGCAGGAACTAGGTGGTGAAAAAATTGAAACCAAGGTTGTTTATAAAGAATCTGAAAAAGATGAAATATCTGATGAATTGTTCGGTGCTAAAAAATATCTTCAAAAATTCTTAGATTCAGGTGATATGAATTATAAAGAGATGTCCAACGATGAATTGAAACATGCGGGCATTTTAATTAAAAAGGGATATTCAAAATTACCAAACGCTGAGGAAAAGGCAAAATTGAAGTCTTATGAAGATGAACTGAACTCAATTTCAAAGCAATTGGAATCAATGTAAAAATAACACCCTATTGTTCAAAATAGGGTGTTAAATTGATTCTAAACAGTACAATTGATGTCTATTCCATTGTATTTGGAAGACAGTGTTTTTTTAGCAATATTAAGTGCTTTTTTAACATCAAAGTTAATAGAATTGGAAACTGCTGTATCAACCAATTGCGTATTAAAGCAGGATTTCAATTCATCCTGCAATTCCTGATACTTCTTTTTGTATTGTTCCAATTCCTCAAAAGTAGTCATTGGCATTGAAACCATTATTTCAGATTTTTTCATTTTTATCCTCTAAAATATTTGCCTGCATTATTATCTGACATATGAACAAAGGTTGTACACTCTAGGAATTTGTAGCAAACATATCCACTACAAAAAGAACTTGTCTTGCCGTCAAAACTAATCTTTTTATCAGGAATCAAAAACTGAACATCTGTTTTCATTTCTGCAAACAAATTGCCTATTTCCTGATAGTTGAGAGCCATCATGTTCATAAGCATAACAAAAGGTTTATTCCACAAATAGAACTTTTTGAAAATGTCCAATTTTTTACTAAAAGGTGGGTTGCTGACTGCAATATCCCACTTTGCAGGTTGATAAATAAAAAAATCTTTATTTTCAGAAATATGTGAGTGTTCAACCTGAAATCCGTATTGCTTTAGAATTTGAACAAAGTTTGAAGATTCTAGGTCAAAAGGACACCAAACAATTGGTTGTCTTTTATTTTCCTTTTCAAAAGTTTTTGCCCAAACTTGTAAAAATGGCACAACAATTCTAACCAAACAACTTGGAGTGTTATAGTTATCAGCCTTGTTAAAAGCATGATTAAAACTCTTTTTCATCATCTCACCTCTTCACCAAATTGATGACCTTTATATTTTGCAGAATAAAACCAATTTGTTGCTGGCATAGATGATTCTTTGCCATTTTCATCCACAGCCTGAATATACAAGATTTTTGATTTTTCATCATAATTGGATCCAACAACAGTCATTTCTTTTCCATCTTTATAAATAGAATGACCAAAAAATGGCTCAACTTGTTCAATTGTTGTAAATGCTTTATAGCGCATATTTTAACCTCACTTAAATAATCTCAGAATTGATTTGATAAAACTTCCAAATGACTTAGAAGTTTTATTGTATAATTTATTATAGGAATATTTATGTGGATTGTTTATCCAACCAAACCCACGAGGCATCTTGAATCCAAGTGAATGCCTGATGAATCTCTTTGCGGAAAATCGGCTTGAGATTCTTTTATTGATTGAATATTTACGGATTCCAAATTTCATATCATACTCCAATAAACAAGCACCCATATTACAGGGTGCTCAGAAAGTTATTTCAAAAGGTTTTTCAGGTTTGTAAGTTCTTCAGCTGTCAAAGTTATTCCCTTGCCCATTTTAGAGTGGTCAGGTGACCATGTCCTAATGTCATACTTTGGCTCACGACCATTCCAACTGATAAGATTCAATTCAGTTGTCCAACCTGCTGGGGAAGTGCCCAACACACCCAATGAACTTTTGATTTCAAACTCAATCTTGTTTTCCATATTTCCTCACTTGTAGGCTTTATCAACCTACATTCATAAATATAAACTAGTTTATAAAAAAAGTAAAGTAGTTTTTTAATTATTTTTAATATTTTTTCTTGCTTTATATCGGCTGAGAATACCCTCATTCATGTCACCACTAGTTGAGAATAAACTTTCATCAGTTATATCATCCATAACTTGTTTCATGTCTTTGTTTCTGCGTTCAAGAGTGTCCATAATATCATTCTCAATACTATTATCAAGAATCAAATAATATGCCATTACAGAATCTGCCTCTTGTCCTATACGGTGCACACGATCTTCAGCCTGACAATGAGCAGGTGCTGTATTTCCAAATTCTACAAAACAAGTTGCCCTTGCTTTTGTTAAAGTTAAACCAACACCACTGGCTTTAATTTGTCCGATAAAAAGCCAAACATTTTCATCATTCTGAAACTTGTCTACAATATCTTGCCTTTTGTCTGCAGGGGTTTTACCAGTTATTCCCACCGCATGCTTTCCAAATTCGTTCATTAAGGAATCATATGTGGAATGGTGATAAATAAAGACAACCAACTTTTTTTCCTGCAATTCCAAATAATCTTTAATCCATTGAATAACTGCCTTTTGCTTTGCTTCAAAAGCACCTTTTTTAAGTTCTGCAATATGACCCAATTGAGCCTTTTTGTCTTTTTTTCCTGAGATAATATCCTGCTCAAATTGGTCATCTATTTGGTCATATTTTGCCCTTTCAGCAGGTGTTACATTCATAGGTACAACAGCACGGATTTTTGGTGGTAATTGCTTCAGAACATCTTTTTTCAATCTGCGTATCATAAACTTGGAAATCATTGAATGTAGTTCTTCAGCATTGCTCAAGCCATCAAACTTCCAACCAAAATAAGTTTTAATTGGGTCACAATATCTCATAAGATATTTATAGCGATTAGAAAATTGAATTGGGTCAAGAATATGCAGGCAAGTAAAAAATTGACTTGTGCATGTTTCATAAGGTGTTCCACTTATAAATAATTTTTTAGATTTTTTTACTGCAGAACATATTTGATTTACTGCCCTTGCCCTTATTGTCTCAGGCTCAGCAATATATTGAACTTCATCGGCAATAATTGTTCTGAACGGAATCTTGGAAAGTTCATCACACCAACCATAAACTGCAATTGTTTTTTTACGGAATGGTATGCCTGCCTCTTTTGCCTTTTTACGTCTTAACAACTCTGCCTCTTTTTCAGCCTTATTTTCATTTCCTAGAATATCATAATTGATTATGAAGACAGGATATTTTTCAATAAATTCTTCTGAAAAATATTCAAGTGTTTTGCCGTTGAGAATGTAGGAATTGAGCCCAGCCCACTTCTTGATTTCATTCTGCCAATTCTGTTTAAGGCTTGCTGAACAAATAATAAGTGCAGGCAAACTGTTTTCTTTTAATCTGAGGAACATACTTGCTTGTGGCGTTTTGCCTAGCCCCATATCGTCAGCAAGTAGAATATTTGAAGACATAGACAACATTTGTTTTACACCATCTTTTTGAAATGGAAATAATTCATATTTTTTATCAATTGATTTGAAATCAAATTTGCAGTCTTCAATTTTTTCTTTTTTAGGTTTTTCAGATAGGAATATTTTTGCGGAATCGTCAAATGGATAACCAGCATTGAAAAGTGTTCTTGCATTTTTCTTAGTTGGAGGCAAACAATACACACCAATGTCCTGCAAATATTCGCTGTATTCAGATTCTTTGGCTAGTTGTAAAACAACCTTGTAGTTTTTACCACGAGTCAATTGTACACAAAGTCTTTCACCGTCATAAATAACCATTATCAACCTCAAATAAAAAAGACTGAGTGATATGGAGTAAAATCACTCAGCCATCCACTACTCTTTGTAAGGTAGAATAAAACACACTATTTTATTATAGGATAAAACCTACAAAAAATTAAAGTGCACATAAATTAAAGTGGTAGAAATTTCCAATTTCATTCCAAAGGCTTGTTGCCTGTTCCCTAGACAAATGAAATGTATTCATAGCAAGGGTGATTGAAGGTTTTAACTTGCCTTTTGTCTCCCAAGATCTGCCAAGAATCCATTCAAGCATTGAATATGCCTCTTTAGACAATTGCTTGAAACCAATTTCAAGAATCTCAGCCAATGAGATGTTTTCAGACTTTGCAGGAATTTTTTCATATACGGATTCAGATTCATCGGTACAATATGATTTGAATTCATCTTCCATAAGCATTCCCTGCTGACGCAAATATGTTTTACAGAAATCATTAAGCCGTTTCAATTCCCAAGATAAATGAGTGCTGAACTTACTTTGTGACACGTCATAATTTTCAAGGCACTGACAATAAATAAGGAATCCTTGTGATTCAACTTCTTCATAGTCAATGTTCCATTTGTTAGCATAGAAATGTGCTGATTTTCTAATAAGATTTACATACTGTTCAAACTGACCTTTTTTCATTTTAGGTTCTCCATGTGTTTTATTTTTCTTGTATATTAAACTACTTTACTGAAAAAGTAAAGTAGTTTAACAGTTGATTATTTACATTTCAAGGCGACAGTGCATATCTGATTGTTGAGTTTTACATAAAAACCTCCACCAATCTCATGAGCAACAAATTCAATATTTTTCAACGGCACTGTTTTATAACCTTTCATCTTTTTAAGAATTTGGAAAGCAACCTTGTTTGAAGTTGCTGGAAGTTTTTTGAACTTATTATTGCCTACATATTTTGCATGACATCTTTCATTTGAGATTTTTGTGATTGCTTCAAAATCGGCTTTATTATCAACAAACACAGGATTGTAATAAAAATCTGAAATGCAATAAAACATTCTTTCAGAGACAACTTCACCTCTGCCACGCCAAAGTGTTGAGGCATTCTTTACATCAACAAATTTTTCAACTACAAGATTCAATCCTTGTTTGCGGAAATTCTCATCACTGATAGAACATCTGTCAACATAGATTACATAAACAGTGTTTCCACCGTCATTGGTGAGATTCACCCTCATTTCCTCACCCTGTGATCCACTTGTAGATTCTGCAAGATTAAACACAAAACCGTTCTGAAGATATTCATTTACAACTTTGGTGAATTCAACACCAATTCCAGCCTTGTCAAAAAGTTTAATTGTTTTGCCATTAACGATTGTTTTCATATTCTACCTCACTTGAAGGACATTTGCTTGCCCTACACTTATAAATATAAACTACTTTATAAAAAAAGTAAAGAGGTTTTTAATAAATTTTTTTAATTTTTTTGAAGAAATTTATATGTTGGAAATTGAAGAAATTTTATATCAGGTGGTATAAAATTTATGTATAATATATACAGATACTATTTATTATAAATAATAAATAAAAGGGATTTTTGAAATCCCTGAAATTATAATCTCCAAAATATTTTTTTGAGATGTATTTACTTTTCTTCAAAAATAATCCTATAATAAATTGTCTTCAGAAAAATCTGCAACTTTTCTGAATTCAAAAAAAATTTATCTCAGAAATATAAGAGCCTTTTATTGAGTTGCTCATCTCAATATTTGTATTTTCTGAGAGTACATTTATTGAGTTGCAGGGGCAACTCAATAAAAGGCTTTTTGTTTCTAAAAAGAGGTGCTATGAGTTACGACATTAAAAAATTAAATGAAGTAAAATATTTCAAGCATAACCATATAATAATTCTAGCATACATGTGCCAATGGATTGCAGGAAAATATCAACCACTTCATCAAGAGTTTGATGGCAGAATGTATTATTGGTTTTCACTTCAGAAAATGGCTGAGGATCTGTCCTTGTCATATCAACAGGTTCAACTTGCCTTGCGTAGATTAAAGAATCAAGATAAAAATGTTGATTATGTTACAGAGCCATTGGTGTATCAAAAAATTGATTATACTAATAATAGAATGTATCTTTCAGTTAATTTACCTGAGTTGAAAAATCTTATTGAATGCAAAAATGAATTGAAAGATTGCAGGATTAAAATTGACACACTTCAGAAAAGAATTGGTGGAATGGGACTTTATACAAAGAGGATAGGAAAAATGGGAGCAGAAGCACTTTTTGATATTGAAAAACCTGCATATTGTGTTGAAGCAGACGCAATAGCAAAATTGATTTTGAGAAAATATCCTCAATATTTTTCTCATAGAATTCCTGATGAAAAATCATCTGCAACAAAAACATATGTTTCAATTTGTAGATCTATTGAGGATCTTTACAATGGCAGATTCATTCGTGAAAGAACTTTATGTGAAAACTTTTTGACTAATAAACAATTCAATATTGAGGGTTGGCAATCAAAAATTAAGGCTGTAAAGGGAGATTGGATCGCAGTCAAAAAATTGATTCTTGGTGCATTGAAGAATTTTGTTTTAATGCATGATGAAGACAGAATGCCTTATAGTAAAGATTATTTACAGACCAATCTCAATCTTTGGTTTTATGATAATGTGTCGATTCAGGGTGAAGGTCAGTCACAATTTATTTTGTGCTTATTTGAGCCAGAATACACCAAAAAACACAATTCAGAAGTCAAGGCTGATAAAATCTTTGAAACACTTTCAAATACTGCTAAAAAGGGTGGAAATGAATTGTTTGAGATGAATACTTCAATGCCTGCTGGATTGTTTTGGGACAAGATAAAAGAAATGGTTGAATGGGGCAAGAGTGCTTTTGAGATTGAAGACAATATTCAATATTGGATTAGTAGTGCGAGTGAGTTGCCATCCAAGTTTGCAAGTTATTGCAGGGAAAATGACATCACTGTATCTCTAGCAACTGTTGATATAAAAAAGGCGGTAGAATCTAATGCCCCATGGACTTGGTTTGTAAAAGATGCCTGCATAAAACACGGATTGAATTCAAGCCTTGCAGAATGTGCAGATGAATCTGATATGATTGATTGTTATAAAAAATTAACATTTGATGATATGGAGTCAGTTGTTTTTTAAGAGGTTAAAAATGATTAAATTATATAATCAGAATTGTAGGGAAATAATAAAAGATGTAAAACCTGAAAAATGTATTATTGTAACAGATCCGCCCTTTAATGTTGGTTATCATTATAATTCTTATAACGATAATATGCCTGAAAAAGAATATTATGAAATGCTTGATGAAGTTTTACAAGGCAATTTTATAATCATTCATTATCCTGAAGAAATTTATAAATTTGCAATACATAAAGGAATAGCACCACAAAAAGTTATATCTTGGGTGTATAATTCAAATACAGGAAAACAACACAGAGATATTGCATTTTTTAATATCAAACCTGATATGTCAAAAGTGCGACAGCCTTATAAAAATTTGACAGATAAAAGAATTATTGAAAGAATGAAATCAGATGTGGGGGGGCAAAACTTTATGATTGGTGGAACATTAATCAAGTTAAAAATGTGAATAAAGAAAAAACAGAACATCCATGTCAAATGCCTCTTGAGGTAATGAAAAATATTATAGGCATTCTGCCTGAGGATTATACAATATTGGATCCATTTATGGGTAGTGGTACAACAGGTGTTGCCTGCAAATTATTGGGTAGGGATTTTATTGGAATTGAACTTGATAAAAAATATTTTAAGATTGCAGAACAAAGAATAAATAATGGATTTGTTCAAAAAGATGTTACTGATGAAAAATTAAGTTCATTGCCTTTATTCCTAGAATAAAGTTGAGGTATAAAATGCGCAGAGAAAAATTGAACACACTGAATGAGCGTGACTTGACTCTTGGTTTAATAACTTCTGATAAATTCTGCAAAGAGGTTGTTCCAATTCTCAATCCTAGACATTTGGAAATAGACTATACAAGAATCATTTCAGGCTGGATAAAAGACTATGTAAACAAATTTGGAGTGGCACCAAAAAAGGATATTTTGAAATTATATCGTGCTCACGTTGAAGAAGTTACTGATGAAAGTTTGCAGGATAACATATTGACTTTTATCGAGAAAATAGCAAAGGATTTTGAGAGCCAAAAGACATTCAACGATGATTATGCGATTCAGCAGGCAATTCAATATTTGAAATCTAGGTCATTGAAGAACTTTTCTGAAGATATAGATTCATTCTTGACTACTGGTGAAATAGGCAAGGCTGAAGCACTTATCACCAAATATCGTAAAGTGGAAAAGGAAAGTGGTGAGGGTGTATCCATTCTTGACGATTCTGAAACTGTCTTGAATGCTTTCACTGAAGAGCAGGACAAGTTGTTTGCTTTTGACGGTGCTTTTGGACGGTTGGTTGGTGATATTCATAGAGAGGATTTTGTGGCATTCCTTGCCCCAATGAAAGCAGGTAAAACATTCCAACTAATTGATTGTGGAATTGAAGCATTGAAAAATGGTTTGAATATTGTTTTCTTTTCACTTGAAATGAGTAGAACAAACATGATAAAACGTATTTGGAAAGCATTGTCAGGTCAGGTAACAGAGGACACTGAATTGACAATTCCTTATTTTGCTGAAGATGGTTCCAAATGGGTCATTGAAAATAAAACTACTTTGAAAAAAGCAAGTTCAATTTTGGAAATAGAGAAAAAGCAGAAGTCATTAAAAAGAATGTTCAGAGGTGGTTCGTTCAAGGTGTTTGCTGAGCCTGCATATAGTTTGACTGTAGAATCCTTAGAAACAAAACTTGATGACTTGGTTCATGATGGATTTATGCCTGATGTAATTATTATTGATTATGCAGACATAATGATGCCAAGCGATAGAAATGCTGAATTGCGCAATCAGTTAGATGGCATTTGGAAAAGATTGCGTGCTATGGCTCAGAAAAGAAAAGCAGTTGTATTTACTGCAAGCCAAACTAATCGTGGTGCAATATCTAGGGAAGTTGAAGCAGAGGACATTGCTGAGGATATTAGAAAATTGGCTCATGTTACATCTATGGTATCAATCTCAAAAACAAAATACTGCAAAGAAAATAGCCTTGCTATTTTCTCTCAGTTGGCTGTTCGTGAGGGTGAGCCTGAGATGAGAAAAGTTATAGCAACTCAGTGTCTTGCCCTTGGTAGACCTGTATTGGATTCTCATTGGAAAGATGATGTTATTTTAGATTCTGATGATGAGAATAAAGATGATGAAAATTCGGAAGTGAAGAGGAAAAAGAAATGATATATACATTTGAATGTCAAAAATGCAAATACAAAGAGGAAGTTGAAATTCCAATGTCAGAATATGACAAAGAAAAGAATAAGCAACTTTGTAAAAAATGCGGGAATCCTGCACCGATGATTAGAGTGTTTGAGCCAATCGGCTTGACCGTGTATAATTGTCGAGGATTCTATGACACAGATTCGAGAGGGGTTATGGGAAGATGAAAACGGCAATGTTTATAATAGCGATTGTTGATTTGATATTTTTAATTTATGGTTTAATCGCAAATCAAATAAAAATTGATGTAAAAGATTATTCCAAATTTTATGAGGTTCAAGCATATGTAATTGTTTATGGTATATTGATAATGACCGTGGTGCTTTGTATCCTAAGTATTATTTCAAAATTTATTTGAGGTGGAGAAAATGACTGAAAATGAGTTTATGTTGCAGGATAGAATTACAAAAATAAAATCAATCAATGAAAAGTATGACTTGGAAAATAATGCATATGTTTCATTCTCAGGCGGAAAAGATTCAACTGTATTGCATTATTTACTTGATGAAGCACTTCCAAATAATAAGATTCCAAGAGTGTATATTAACACTGGGATTGAATATAATTCAATAATAAAGTTTGTAAAAGAACTTGCGGAAACAGATGAAAGAATAATTATAAAATCGCCAAAAATAAATATCAGAGATATGCTTGAAAAATATGGTTATCCATTTAAGAGCAAAAAGCATTCTCATGTATTGGCAATTTATCAGAGCAATGGAATGAGCAGGAATCCGTCTGTATATTTGACTCAAACTGGTAGATATGGTTGCCCGCAAAAATTGAAATATCAATTCACTGAAGACTTCAAATTGAAAGTCTCTGAAAAATGTTGTTACAAATTAAAAAAAGAGCCTATGCATGAATTTGAAGTGGAATCTGGCAGAACAATATTCATGAGCGGTATGAGAGCCGATGAGGGTGGGGCAAGAATTTCATTGAATTGTATTTATACTGATAAAGATAATTCATTGAGAAAATTTCACCCTTTGTTACCTGTTAATGAAGATTTTGAAAAATGGTTTATAGATAAAATAAACAAAAGATTTGCTGATGTTTATTATCCACCATATAACTTTGAAAGAACTGGTTGCAAGGGTTGCCCATATAGCAGAAATCTTCAAAAAGACCTAGAAACAATGTCAGTGTTTTTACCTGCTGAAAGAAAACAGTGTGAAGTTATTTGGAAACCTGTCTATGATGAATATCGCAGAATTGGTTATAGACTTAAAAAAGAGGATGAATTCAAATTATTTGATTTTTGAATCCTATAATAAAATACAAACTACTTTTAATTTGGAGGAAATAGAACATGACTATTTCAAGAAAAGAATTGCTGGAAAGTCTTAAAAGAGCAATGCCAGCGATTGAGACAGGAACACCAACATTGCAGGGTGCTGACGCATTTGTTTTCCATGATGGAAAAATCTTCAGTTACAACGATTCAATTGCGGTGTTTGTTCCTTTGACAACAACAGGCTTGGTTGATGAAGACATCGAGGGTGCTGTACATGCTGATGAGTTCTTCAAAGTTATTTCCAAATTCTCAGGCGATGAAATTAATTTTGCCGTTACAGGAAATAACACTTGGATCTTGAAGTGCGGAAAAGCAAAGGCAGAAATGACCTTAATGGACTTTGATTTCACTACAAGATTGCAGGGAGTAACACCTGACGAAAATGCTTGGGTGAAGATTGCTGATGAGTTTGTAAACGGAATTGGTGCTTGTAAAATGGCTGTAAACAAAACACCATTGGCTGGAATCTACATCAAAGGCAAAACGATCCTTTCAACTGATGGTTATCAGATTAACAAGTTTGAAATGAAAGATACAGACCTGCCAACACTTTGGATTTCAGATAATTCAGCAACTGAACTTCTGAAAATTAAAGGCTTGACTGATATGCAGTTGCAGGGAACTTGGGCACACTTCAAGAGTGCTGACGGAACTGTATTCAGCATTAAAACTTTGCAGGCTGAAAAATTCCCATTTGATAGAATTATTGCCTTGCTTGATACCAGCAAGCCAAAAGATGGAGATTTTCACGCATCATTCCCAACTGAATTATTTGAGGCAATTGACCGTGCGAATTCCTTTGCTATTGATATTTCAGAACACTCTGCTGTCCGCTTGGTTATTTCAAATCAGCATATTGAAGTATCATCTGAAAGAAGTTCAGGAAAGTATTCAGAAAAGGTTGCTTGGGGTGAGGGTCAGGAACTTAAAGAAACAATTGAACCAATGACTGTATACGTTGATGCAACTATGATGTCATTTATGGCTAAACGTTCATTGGAATTCTATCTTCAGAAGTTTACTGCAAAATCAGGCAAAGTGATTCCTAGATTGCTGTTTGTTTCAGATTCTAGTTGTCACTTGATGACTACTTTCACCATGAGTGAATAGTTCAATTTTTTGAATTAAGATTTAAGGGTGTATTTTGTCTACACCCTTTTTTATTTGGAGAAAAAATATGTTGTTAGATGAAGATGAATTAAATGAAATGAAAGGTGTCAGAAATCCTGCAAAACCTGCTAAAAAGACAGAAGTCAAAGCAGAGCCAAAAAAGATTATTTACAGAACATTTGATCCTGAAGAATTGGTTCATATGAATAAAACTTTTGAAATAGAGGGTTATGAGGATTTTGACAAGGGTTATCCGTATTCAATCAACTTCTATGATTTTGAAGTTTTCATGGGTGATTGGATGGTTGTAATTATGAATCCAGTTCAGAAAATAAAGAGGGTAATTGTAAACGATCCTGAGGCATTGAAAGCATATTACAAGGCTCATAAAAAAGAGATCTGGTGTGGATATAATTCACGCAATTATGACACTTTTATCCTTAAAAGCATTTTGTGCGGGTTGAATCCTAAAAAAGTGAATGATATGATTATTGTTCATGGAATGAGCGGTTGGCAAATATCTGATGAGTTCAAAGAAATTCCGATGTATGATTTTGATATCAGTACAAAGATTCAAGGCTTAAAACAACTTGAAGCATTTATGGGAAATAATATCAAGGAAACATCAGTGCCATTCGATATTGAAAGACCTTTGACCAAAGCAGAAGTCAAGGAAACAATCAAATATTGTATGCATGATGTAGAACAGACAATTGAAGTATTCAGACGTAGAAAAGCGGAATTTGATGCTCAGATGGATCTGATTACAACCTTTGAATTGTCATTGAATAAAGTCAGTTCAACTCAGGCTCAACTTACTGCAAAGATTATTGGTTGTGAGAGAGTTCACGACAGAGATGACGAATTTGATTTGCAGATTGTACCAATTTTGAAGATTAAAAAATACAAATATGTTTTGGATTGGTTTGAGAATCCTGCAAATCATAATTACAAGAATAGTCTTGAGGCTGTAATTTGCGGTGTACCTCACGTGTTTGGTTGGGGTGGAATTCATGGCTGTCCTGAAAAACCTTTGCACATTAAGGGCAAGTTGTTCCACGTTGATGTTACCTCATATTATCCGTCAATCATGATTGAATATGACTTCTTGACCCGCAATTGTAAGGACAAAAAGAAGTTCAAGCAGATCTATGACAAGCGTGTTGAACTTAAAAAGGCAGGCAAGAAAAAAGAACAAGCACCATACAAGATTATTCTTAACTCAACTTATGGAATTTGTAAGGATAAATACAATAATGCTTACGATCCAAGACAAGCCAATAATGTTTGTATAAATGGTCAGTTGATGTTACTAGATTTGCTTGAGCATTTAGAGGGTTATGCTGAGATTATTCAGAGCAACACTGATGGAATTATCCTGCAGGTTGAAGACAATGCAAAAGCGATTCAGACAATGAAAGACATTTGTCAGGAATGGATGGACAGAACAAAGATGGGCTTGGGATTTGATGAGATTGATGAGATTTGGCAAAAAGATGTAAACAATTACATCTTCAGATTTACAAGCGGTAAACTTGAAAGAAAAGGCGCATATGTTAAGGAACTTGATGACCTTGATAACGATTTGCCGATTGTGAATGAAGCAATTGTGAAATATCTCACTGAAGATATTATGCCTAGTGAAACAATAAACAACTGTAATGAACTTATTAAATTTCAAAAGGTTGTTAAAGTGTCTTCAAGTTATTTGTACGGTTGGCACAATAATGAGCTCTTGACTGATAAAACTTTTAGAGTATTTGCCAGTAAGAACAGGGCTGACACTTATATTGGAAAATGTAAAAGCGAGGGTGCGACAATTGAAAAGTTTGCTAATACACCTGAACATTGTTTTATTGAAAATGATGATGTAAGGACAGTTGATGTTCCTGCAACTTTGGACAAGAGTTGGTATATCAATCTTGCAGAAAAAAGAATTGAGGATTTTGGAATCAATCTCAGTTCAGATAGTTTATTTGATTTTTAAGAGAGGTGAAATATGAAATTTGAAAATACTGAAGTATGGGGATTCAGACACGCATTAAGAGGCATGCGGAATCCTAAAGAATCTTGGGACAAGTCTGATACTGAATGGTTGCGGGGAACTTATATTGAGGCATTCAAAATTGGTAAAAATGATTTGAAACTTGCTCAAACCCTGATAAAAGCAGGTTCAGAGCATAGAAAGTTTATGAGGCAGATTTTTGTATCAGTTGATATAACTGCCCCACTTTATTGGTGGAAAGAATTTGATACATACAAAGTTGGAACTGTAAGCAATTCAACTTCTACAATGCATAAATTGGCTGATACTCCAATAACAAAAGAATGTTTTGAGATGGATGATTATTCAACAGATGAGATTCTTGCAGGTGAAAATATTGATGATATTTGGGAAAGCATTCTCACTGCTTGCGAGGGTTTGAGACAAATGTTTAATGAAACAAAAGACAAACGCTATTGGAAAGAATTGATAAGGTTGTTGCCTGAAAGTTGGTTGCAGAAAAGAACTGTAACAATGGATTATGAAAACCTGCTTGCAATGTGTAGCAAAGGGCAAAGGCGATTCCATAAACTTACTGAATGGAGTGAATCATTTATTGATTGGGCAAGAAGTTTACCGTGTGCTCAGGAATTGATTTTTATTGATGAGGTTGATAATGATTAAGACTATGACGGCTGAAGAAAAAAAGAATTACAGACATCAGGCTTATTTGAAAAGACGAGAAAAACAACTTGCTGAACAAAAACTGTATTATCAAACTCATCGTGAGGAAATATTGAAAAAACAAAATTTGAGATACAGGAAAAAGTGTGGACTGTAATTTGATTTTGTTCCTATAATAAAGGACATTAGTTGATATGGTAGAATAAAATTGAAATATAATTTACAATCAAATTGAGGTGAATTATGTTTTATATTTATGAAATTAAGAATCTGTTGAACAATAAAACCTATATTGGACAACGCAAGTGTCCTGCAAATAAGATTCCTGAAACAGATTCATACATAGGCAGTGGTAAAATTCTTCATCAAGCGTATGAAAAATATGACAAAAAGAATTTCACCAAAACAATTCTTGCTATTGCAGGAACAAAAGAAGTCATTGATGTTCTTGAAAAGGTTTTCATTCAACTTTATAGGGAACAAGGCAAGGCTGAATATAATATAACTGGTGGAGGTAGTGGTGGAAGTTTTAAGGGAATAAATAAGGGCAGAAAAGTTTCAGAAGAAACAAAAAGAAAATTGCGGAAAGCAAATGTTGGAAAACATCTTTCAGAGGAAACCAAAAGAAAAATACAAGAAAAACTTTTGAAAAATCCAAATAGAAAAGGTGTTGAAATTTCATTAGAAACACGTGAAAGAATGAGACAATCTCATTTGGGCAAAAAGCGTTCAAAAGAATCTATTGAGAATCAAAGAAAAGCACAAATGGGTAGAGTTGTTTCAGCAGAAACACGTGAGAAAATTAGAATTTCAAATTTGCGTACAAAACATAAAATTCATTTGGAGGAATTGAAATGAGTAAAGTTGAATTATATCGTAAATATCGACCTCAAAATTTATCGGAGATGGTGGGCAACGAGGCAACCATAAAAAGTCTTAAAGCAGAACTTGAAAATGGTTCGCATGTTTTCCTTTTCACTGGTCCTGCTGGTTGTGGAAAAACAACACTTGCTAGAATTATAGCAAAGGAAGTTGGTGCGGGTGATTTGTCTATCAAGGAAATCAATTCAGCAGAAAATCGTGGAATTGATACGGCAAGAGAAGTGCAGGAACAAATGCGATATAACCCAAGTGATGGAGAGGCACTTGTATGGATCTTTGATGAATGTCATCAGTGGTTGGCACCTGTTCAGAATGCATTTTTGAAAGCCTTGGAAGACACTCCAGACCATGTATATTTTTTCCTTTGTACAACTGATCCGCAGAAACTCATTACACCATTGAAAACAAGATGTTCCATTATAAATGTAACACCATTAACAGATGATGAAATGACCTATCTGTTGAAAAGAACTGCAAGAGCAGAGGGAATCAAAATGGGCTCAGAAGTCTATGAAAGAATCTGCGAGTTGGCTCAGGGTGGTTCAAGAAAAGGATTGAAGTTGCTTTCAAAAGTCTTGTATTTGGAATCTGATGAAGATCGCATGGAAGTTCTTAAAATTGGTGATGCAAGTGATTCACCTGAAACAATTGAACTTTGCAGAACATTATTACAAAAAGGTTGTACTTGGAGCAAGTTGGCATTCCTGCTTAAAACTATGGACTTGTCTGAGCCTGAAAAAGTTAGACAGGCGGTTATGGGGTATATGAACGCTGTCTTGCTTAATGGAAAAGCAAGTGCTGAATCGGTTTCAGCAATGCAGGCATTTTCATCAGCTGATACCTATAAAAATGGAAAATTCGGAATCACCGTTGCTTGCTTAGATTATTTGGATTTAATTGGTTAAAAATCAGTTTATAATCCTATAATAAATACAGAGGTAACAAATGAAAAGAAAAGATGAACGATTTTTTGCTTGGTTGAACAGTGCTATCTTTTGGAAGAATTCTAAGTTGACAAAAACTGATAAAGATCACAAAAGAGTAGTGATGGCGGTTGAGCATGGCGTCAAGCAGAAAGGCTTGACAAGAAGTGTTTCAAACAGAAGAACAAGAAAAATGATAACAAGAGGTGGAAAATGACAAAAGCAGAAACATTGGCAAAAGAGGCAAAAGAAAAGGAAAATCAGCAGGATGATTTTCAGAAAGATCTCTCAATCAATAAGTATAAACTTGATGAAGAATGTTTGAGTCATTCAAGCCGATATGCTTATTATGCTGAAGCATGTGCCGTAGCAAAAACTGAAGTGTCAAGAGCAAAAGACAGACTTGACTTGACTGAGGCTGAACAGCGTGAAGCAATCCGTATTAGAATGGAAAAAGACGGAATCAAGCCAACAATTCCAATGCTAGATTCTGCAACCATTCGTGATGAAAAAGTTGTTAAGGCAAAAGCGGAATTGCGTGAAGCAGAAGAGGTTTACAACAGACTTCAGGTTGCTGTAAATGCTATGGATGCCCGCAGAAGTGAATTGGACAATCTTGTAAAACTTTATGTTGCAGGATATTATTCAACAGTTGATGCTGGAAACAGAAAATCTGTAAATGAACAGGCATCAAACGATATTCGCAAGAATCTTAATAAATAAGAGGTGAAATATGATTAACAAGAAAAAGAGTGGCTTGTCAAAACGTTATCAGGCAAGTTATGAAAGCAAGGAAAGTGGAGCACCTGCAAAGGCTGGTGCTATGGATTGGAAAAAGGTTGATGGTGATGTAAATTTCTTCAGTCCAATCGAGGGCAAAAACCGCATTAACATCATTCCATATACAATTAAAACTAAGAATCACCCACTTGTAAAACGTGGGGAATTTGAAGTTGGTGACAAAGACTATGTAATGGACATCTTCACTCATCGTGGCGTTGGCCCATCTGAAGCAACTGTAATTTGTCTCAAGTCAACATATGGAAAGCCTTGTCCAATTTGTGAACAGTCTGCCCTCTTGCGCAAGCAGGGAAAAGAAAAAGAGGCAGGTGACCTCAAGCCATCACGCAGAGTGTTCTATAATATTCAGGATATGAAAGAGCCTGACAAATTAAAGGTTTTTGAAACTTCTCATTATTTGTTTGAAAAAGAACTTATTGATGAAGCACGTGATGATGAAGAGGGTGGATTTGTTGATTTTGCAGATCCAATTGATGGAAAAGAGATTAAGTTCAGAGCAAGTGATGTTCAGAAAGGAACTATCAAATACAAAGAATTTAAGTCATTCCAGTTCATTGATAGAGATGAACCAATTCCAGATGAACTTCTTGAATCTGCAATCTCATTCGATGAAATTATGAATGTTCCAACATATGAAGAAGTTGAAAAGATCCTTTTTGGTCAGGATGACGATGATGAAGACGATGAAGCACCTGCTAAAAAGTCTAAACATGAAGATGACGATTCTGATGAAGATGATGACGACAGACCTGCTAAAAAGTCTTCAAAGAATCGTGAAGAAGATGAAGGTGAAGGTGATGAAGATGGCGATGAATATGAGGTTCCAAAAAAGCCTGCAAAAAAGGTTGAAGAGGAAGATGATGACGAGCCTGAACCACCAAAGAAGTCTTGCGGGAAATGTCCATTTGGTCATTGCTTTGGAAAAGAGGATGACCAATATGACGATTGCGATGACTGCGATGTTTGGGACAAGTGTGTAAAAGAGCACAAGGCAAATAAATAATTGTTTTAGCACCTCAGTCTTATGATTGGGGTGCTTTTTAGTTGGGGGTGTATAATGTACATAAAAGATGTTGTGAATAAATGTAAAGAGCGTGGATATGAAATCACTAAAATGGGCTTGTACAAGGCTGGTGAAAAATATGGTTTTATATCTAAAGTTGATGGCAAGCATTCATTGGAATTTGATAAGGATAAATTCTTGAAATGGCTTGATAAAGCAACTGAGGAAATTCCTGCAGGTTGGTTGAGCGTCAGACAACTTTCTGAAAAATTGGGAATCAGTGTTGCTCAGGTTTATATTCTTATTAAAGATGAAGATTCAGGTGCTAGGTCAATTGGTAGTGGTGTAGGAGTGTTATATGCTGACCCAAAAAGAATTGAAGCAATTATCAAAAAGCGTGAAGACAGCCATAAGGAAAAGTGGGGTGATGAAAATGGAACAAATTAGATTCATGACAGGTGCTCAGTTGCTTGACCTTGTAATTGGTGGAGCAAAAGGTGTATTTGGAATTCCTGCAGGTAGATTCATCAATATTGTTGGTGACAAGTCTGCGGGAAAAACTTTTTTGAGCAATGAAATTATTGCTAGTGCTTATCATAAATTCGGTTCAAAAAAGTTCAAATGGGTTTATGATGACTGTGAAAGTGGATATTCATTTGATACAGAATCGCTTTATGGATTTGAGATTATGCCTGAGGATGATGAGAAAAGAGTTCATTCAAAAACAGTTGAAGATGCATTCTGTAATATTTCAGATTTTTGCTCAAAATTGAAAGAGGGTCAATTTGGAATCTATGTTTTGGATTCGCTTGACGGATTAACCTCAGATGAACAAGATGAACAGGCTGAAGAGAGATTGAAAGCATTCCACAACAAAAAGGAATATGACAAAGGCTCATATAACATGGGCAAACCTAGATATTTGAGCAGGGAATTTTTTCCTCAACTTTGTTCAACCATTGAAGATAAGAATGTTCTTGTAATCATCATTTCACAAGTTCGAGAAAATATTGATATGTTCAGTTTTGAAAAGTTCTCACGCTCAGGCGGTAAGGCAATGGACTTCTATGCTCATTCAGTTATTTGGTTGGCAACTGCAAAATACATTGAGCGAAAAGGTAGCAAGGTGGGTGTTGTAGTAAAAGCCAAGACAACAAAGAGCAAAACACCAAGACCTTTCAGAGAATGTTTTTTCAACTTCTTGTATGATTATGGACTTGATGATATTGGTTCAAATGTTGATTATCTTTTTGACCTGCGAACAGACAAAGGTGAACTCAATTCAAAAGCAAAGGCAATTCAGTGGGATGGTAATGCAGGAAAATTGACACTGACGGATCTGAAAAAATTCTTGGATGAATATGATTTGCAGGAAAAATTTGAAGACAGCCGATATTATGACGGTAAACCAACTGCTGATGACATCTTTGATTTTGTTCAGAGCAAAAAAGAGTACAAGGAAAAGTTTGCGGAAAAATTCGGTGAATCAATGACTAGGGATGAACTCATTGAATGGATTGAAGAAAACAATTTGGAAGATGAGTTGAGACAGCGAGTTATTGATAAATGGGAAGAGTATGAAGACAGCATAAAGTCTTCACGAAAGAAAAAATATGGAACTATTCCAAAGACAACAGACAAGGTTGTAATGGAGTAGTTTATGAAAGATGTTGCATATAGAGGTTATATGACGGTAGATGTTTGTGGAATTCCATTCGAAGTTAAAGAAGTTGAATCAAATAGTCGTGATGATTGCAGTATGGGCAGAAGTGATTCAAAAATGGCAATAATAACCTTGAATAAGGAAATGCCAAAAGAAGTAAAAGAATCAACTTTGATACATGAATGGATTCATGCGGTTTTAGATTGCGCTGGAATGGGTGAATATTCGGGTGACGAAAAACTTGTATGTGTATTACAAAATGAACTTTATAGAGCGGGCTTCAGAATAAAATATATGGAGTAGTTTATGAAAGATATTCAATTCAAGTCTGATGAAGTTAATTGGATAAAAGAAGCAGTTTTGGATTACTATGGAACAGAAACTAAAGAGTCAAAGAAAATAATTAGAAAATTGGATCGTGCTGAAAAGAAAATCAAAACAAGTTCAGCAAAAGGAAAAGGCAGAAACCTGCAATATTGGGTTTGTGAACGGATTGCGGAAATGTTTGGAATAAAGTTTGTGCAATCAGATGACACTTGTCTTGTTCATTCACGCACTATGGGTTTGAGCGGAACAGATGTTGTTTTAACAGGTGAACTTGCTGAGAAATTTCCTTTTGCGGTTGAATGTAAAGCCTGTGAAACTTTGTCCATACCAGAGTGGGTGAGGCAAGCAAGAAGTAATACAAAAGAAAATCAAAACTATTTGCTTGTCTTCAAAAAACAAACAATAGGTTCAGAGCCAGTTGTTTTGATGGATTGGAGTTGTTTTGAAAATATTTTCAGAAAAACTTTGAAATAGTATTTACCTCAGTGCCATAAAAATTATATAATGGTGCTGAGGTATTTTTATGATTATCAGATATATTTATAAGGTTACATATAAACCTACAAATCAATTTTATATCGGAAAAAGAAAAGCAAGAGAAAATTGTTCACCTGAAGAGGATTTTGGAATTTATTATTTTACTAGTGCAAAAACAAATTCTTGGATTAAGAAAAGTTTGAAAAATAATCGTGAACTTTGGATTGTAGAATTTCTTCATGTTGATGCAAAGACCGATGAAGAACTTGCTGAACAAGAGTTTGAGGAATTATCCAAATATTTTGATGGAACAAAAAAGGTTAATGAATTATGTTTGAATGAGAATAATTCAAAGAATTTTGATTTTTCAGGTCATATTCATTCTGAGGAATCTAAAAGAAAAATTGGTGAATCTCAAGTTGGTAATAAAAATCATTTTTATGGAAAACATCATTCAGATGAAACAAAAAAGATTATTGGTGAAAAACAAAAAGGCAGAATGAAATCTGAGGCTGAAAGAAAACATCATAGTGAATTGATGAAAATAAATAATCCAATGAAGAATCCTGCAAATAAAAATATTCATAAAATGGCTGTAAACAAACCTGAATACATTGAAAAGAAAAAGATTCAAACTGCGGGCAAGAATAATCCAAACTATGGAAATTATTGGAGTGAGGAACAGAAAAGAGCATTGAGTGAAAAATTAAAAGAAGTTTGGAAAAGGAAAAAAGAAAAATAATTTTGAGGCAGGTGAAAATCCTGCCTTTTTTAATCCTATAATAAATTGAGGTTGAAATATGATTAAAAGCATAGAACTGAAAAACATACAATCTCACGAAAATACAAAGATTGAACTTGATAAGGGAATCAATTGTATTGTGGGAAGTAGTAACAATGGAAAATCGGCAATTTTAAGAGGGTTATATTGGGCAAGATACAATAGACCTTTGGGTGTAGATACACTTTGCTCACACTGGGCACTCAATAAAAAGGGTGAACTGACTGATGAAATGTCAGTAACAATTGAGAATGAAAATGGAGTTGTTTGCAGGAAAAGAACAAAGGCTGATAATCAGTACATAGTCAATGGTGAAGTTCTTAATGTTGTCAAGACAGATGTTCCTGCAGAGGTTGAGCAGATCCTTAAATTATCTGATACAAATGTTCAGAGACAACTTGATGCTCCATTCTTATTATCACAAACAAGCGGTGAGGTGGCCAAATACTTCAATCACGTTGTCCGCTTGGATATTATCGACAGAGTGCTTACAAATGCTGAATCTTCAAGACGTAGAACAAAGGCTGATATTGAATCAACTGAAAAGATAATCAAAGAGCAGGAAAAGAAAAAGGAAAAATATGATTGGTTGGATTCTGTTGAGAAGTTATTACAGAAGTGGGACACTGTAAAAGAAAATAATGACCAATTAAGATCCCAATCTGAAAACCTGCAATCTGAATTGGAATCTTTTGAAGAAAATAAACAGAAAGTGGCTAAATATGTAAATATAGTGGCTCAAAAAGATAAATTGGAAACTATTTCAACATTGATTAAAAAGTCATCAGAAATTGAAGATTTGTGTGGAAGTTTGGCCAATTCTTTGGAAATGTATAAACGGCATTCAGAAAAGATTGAAAAATTGAATAAGGTTATACAGCTGAAGAAGTTGATTGAAGATGTTATGAAAGCAGATGGATCCAGTGCAGGATTGAGAATGAAAATTGCTGAATTGACTTTCAATCTTGATAAATTTAAGGCGGTGAAAATCTATCCTGATTTTTCAGAACAGAAAAGGCTGATTGAAAAGATCGAAAAGTTGAATGAAAATAACCTGCAGGAAAAGGTGGATGAATTGAGTGAATCTATTCAAAATTACAATATTCAAAAAATGCATATTGAGGATTCAGCAAATGATATAAAATGCCTACAGGAACAATTGCCTGACGTTTGTCCAATTTGTGGTAGTCCAATGAAAAATGGGATTTGTAAAAAAGAGGTGAAAAAATGATATTTTACATTTATGAAATTAAGAATCTGTTGAACAATAAAACCTATATTGGTCAACGCAAATGTCCTGCAAATAAGATTCCTGAAACAGATTCATATATGGGCTCAGGTGATTTGATTAGAAAAGCAATTAAAAAATATGGTTTGCAGAATTTTTCAAAATCAATTCTTGAATCAAATATTGGTTCTAAAAAAGAAGTTGATAAAAGAGAAATTTATTGGATTTCAAAATATAAAGAACAAGGTGGTGCTGAGTATAATTTATCAACTGGTGGCACAGGCGGAAATTTGGGTGAATATGTAAATAAACTGATTAAAAAATCTAAAGAAAATATTTCAGAAGAAACTAGACGAAAAATGAGTGAATCTGCTAAAAAGAAAATTTTTACAGAAGAACATAGAAGAAATATTGGAATTTCTGCTATGGGAAATAGGTCAAGAAAAGGTCAACATATTTCAGAAGAACAAAAGAAAAAACAAAGTGAAGCATTAAGAGGTAAAAATTTTACAATTGAACATAAGAAAAAAATTAGTGATGCTTTGAAAGGTCATAAAGGTTTTTTGGCTGGAAAGCATTGGAAAATTGTTGATGGAAAAAGAATTATATATTGAGGTTTTTTATGAAATATTTTAAAGGAATTATAACAGCCGATTGGCATTTGTCTCAGACAAAACCTAGAGCAAGGTGTGATGAAGATTGGATTAAAACTCAAAGTGAACTTGTTAATCAAGTTTACGAAAAGGCAGTTGAAAAAGATTGCGACATATTTATAGTTGGTGATATTTTTCATTCCAATTCTGATGTATCTTTTGAAGTTATCAGCATTGTTCAAAATCTTGCTAAAAAATTAAAAATTAAAGGTTTGAAACTTTATATAATTTGCGGGAATCACGATTTATTATATCATTCAAGTTCAAATTTGAATAAGTCTGCGGTGGGTGTTCTTTTGCATTCTGAAAATATTTATCCTGTTACAAAATATTCAGAAGATGTTTCAGGTGCTAATTTTGATGAAGAAACAGCGAATAAAAGAATTGTATTCAAGCATGTTCTTGCATTTGCAGATGAATCAAAGATTCCACCTCATGTTGAAGCAATTACGGCTCAGGAATTGTTAGATGAATATGATGAGGCAAAATTTATTTTTTTGGGAGATAATCATCATTCATTTATTTATGAAAATAAGGGCAGAAAAGTTATCAATTCAGGTTGTTTGATTCGTAGGAACAGTGATTTCAAATCATATGTTCCTATAATATATTATGTGGATGAGGAAAATGATATTTGTGAATCATTTGAAATCATCGACAATGAGCAACTTATTGATGACAGTTATATCCTGCAGGAAAATGAACGTGAAGAGAGAATTGACAATTTTGTTCAGAAATTAAAAGACACAGAAAGTGTTTCACTTGATTTTTTAGCAAATGTTGAAAATGCCCTGCAGAGTAATAATTTGGATTCAGAATTGAAAAAGGTTGTTGAGGAATTGTTGGAGGTATAAATGTGAATGAAGTAGACCGATATTGTAAAAGCGTCAGGAAAAAAACTGAAAGATTGTTGAAACGGTTGTTTGGTTATCCTGACTTGAAAACTGCTTTGGAAAATCAAAAATGGTTGAGATTACAACTTGATATGATGACAAAAAAGAAAGTTGAAGATTTGTCAATCAATGATTTGAAAGGCATAAAAAATGGTTGCTACTACTATGTGAAGTATAGAACAATAAAAAGAATTACAGACATATACTTAGAATCTACATCACTAGGTTTTCATTCAAATGAATTGGAGGAATACAAGAATGAATATTGAAAAGGTAAATGAAATCAAAGGCTTGATCTCAAAGTGTGAAATTGAATCCGCAAAATCTCAGGGAATTATTGAAAACATTAAGAAACAGTGGAAAGCCGATTATGGAACTGATGATGAAAAAGAGATTGAAGAAAAGTTGCAGGAAATGAATTCAGAACTCAAAAAGAGCAATGAACGGCTTGAAACAATTTACAACAAATTGGTTGGTTCATATGATTGGGAACAACTTGAAGAGGAAATGGGGGCAGAATAATGCTTGACTTGAATTACCTGTCCAAAATATCTTATGAGATCTCAAAGCAGAGACAGAACAATGGTGCATTTAAGGAAACAACAACGGCTTCATTGCTTAAACATACCGCAACTGAGGTTGTAGAGGCATCTGAAGCATTTGATAAATTTCAATTTGCTATAAATAGTGAATTTGCTTTGGGTGATTATTTTGATGGATTCACTAGTGAACTTGCAGACATTATTGTTTGTGTTCTTATAATTGCAGGCAAGGAAAATGTTGACATTGAAAAGGCTGTTTTGAAATGTATGGAAAAGAACAGAAAAAGAGCAGAGGGCATTGGAGATAAATTATGATTGAAAGAGTTGAAAAAATTCGGCAGATGTTCCTGCAATCTAAAGGAATGTTAAAGCAGATTGATTCAGATCTTACTGAGAATCAGAACAAATTGCTGGCTTTGAATAACAGAATAAAACTGTTGGAACAGGCTCAGGCATTTTTGCAGAAAATTGCTCAAGACACTCAATCACAACTTAAATTTCAAATTGAGGATATAGTCAATTTGGCACTTGAAACTTGTTTTCCAAATGAGTATATTTTTCAACTTCAGTTCACGATTGCTAGAGGTAAGACAGACGCAGAGTTGGTATTTTTATCTCAGAAGACAAACAGACCAATTGACCCTATGAATGCAAGTGGCGGTGGCGTTGTAGATATTACTTCATTTGCCTTGCGCATTGCTTCATATGTTTTAGAGCAGGGAACAGATAATGTAATTATCCTTGATGAGCCGATGAAATTTGTCAGTAAAGATCTGCAGGCAAGAGTTGGTGACATTTTGAAAACCTTGTCTGAAAAACTTGGATTGCAGATCCTTATGGTAACACATATCACTGAAATGATTGATATTGCGGACAAAGTTTTTGAAGTGAAAAAGAATCCTGACGGCAGAAGTGTTGTAAAAGTTAGAAAAAATTAAAAAATTTATAAAAAACTACTTTACTTTTTTTATAAAGTAGTTTATATTATAAGCATAGGTTGAGAAACAACCTAAATAAACACACTTTGGAGGCACAATATGAGTGCAGGATTATTGGAATATGATTGGATGATGTCTGTTAAGGAGAGACCATGGCATGGAATTGGAACTGTTGTTGAGGATGCTCCAACAAGCGATGAAGCAATCAAGATTGCTAAGTTGGATTGGAAAATTGAACAGGTTCCAGTTATGGCAAACGGTGTTGAGATTCCTAATTACTTTGCTAATGTTCGTTCAGATACAAATGAGGCTTTAGGTGTTGTGCGTGGCAGATACAAGGTTGTTCAGAACACTGAAGCATTTGATTTTGTAGACAACATTATTTCAAACAAAGACGTTGAATGCCGTTATGAAACAGCAGGAAGTCTTTTCAACGGCAGAAAAATCTTTTTGCTTGTAAAACTTCCAAACAAAGAACTGCTTGGCGATGATGTTGAAAATTATCTGTTCTTTACAAACAGCCATGATGGTTCATCTGCTTTGACTGCAGGAATTACAAATGTCAGAGTTGTTTGCAATAATACTCTTCAGATGGCTTTGAAAGGTGCTCAGAGAACTTGGACATGCCGTCATACTGATTCAATTTTTGCTAAAAAGGCACAGGCTCAAGAAGCACTTGGTTTGGCTGTAACTTACGTTGATAAAATGCAGGAAACTGCTTGGGAACTTGCTAGCAAGAAAATCAATGAAGAGGCATTTTTCAGAAAGTTGTTTGAAAAGAATCCTACAAACCTTTGTGAAAAGAACAAGGAACAGGCAATTGAGCGTATGCACCTGATATACACTCAAAAAGAGGATCTGCAGAATTTCAAAGGCACTGCTTGGGGAATGTACAATGCGGTTGCAGATTTTGTTTCAAACACAACACCGTTCAGAAACACCGCAACATATCAGGAAAATAAAATGAACCAGTTTTGTAATGGCTATGCTATGCTGACAACGGCTCAGGACTTGTTGATGGTTGCTTAATTGCAGGATTCTAAAAAAAGGCAGGGTTGAGATATACCCTGCTTTTTTATTCCTAGAATATAATTAAGGAGATAAAAGACATGGAACAATTAAGAGTAATTGAAATGGCAATAAAACCACCTTTTGACTTCTTTGTCACGATTCAAGGCAAAACAAACATTTATTATGAAACAAAATCTCTTTCAAAAGCCAAGCGAGTGGGTGAAGAATTATTATTGGAAAAAGGTGAGCATTCATTTATCCATTCTGTATATTTTAGTGATGATGAAAATAGGCAAGGTTGGCTCAGCAAAAGGATTCTCAGAATTGAAGATGATTGTTCTTGGTCAAAAGATTTTTCTAATTTTGTAATACATCCTGCTTTTTTATGGAATTATGATGTCAGAAAATGGAATCCAAAAATTTATGATAAAATAAGAACTGCATATGCTTGTAATAAATTAAAGTATGAAGATTCGTGGGAATTTACAAAAAATTATCTCAAATTGGATGAATTGAATAAAGAAGTTGAAAATAAATTATTTAAGGAAAAAGTTAAAAAATGTTGCAAAAAGGTTGAAAATAAGTTATCTGAATTTATTTCTGCAAATGATGAACTTACTGCACTGGTACAAAGTAAATATCCAAATGTAAGAGCCGAGTATGCCATATTTGATAGAATGATTATATTTTATCTTAATGACAGAATTAATGGTGATAAAGAATTCTATTCATTTGATGAACTTGAAAAATATATGAATGAGGTAAAATAAAATGAATTTTGAGAAAATGTTCAAAGATTATCACATTGAGTATTCTACCAAAGTGAATAGGGGGTGGGTTTAACGTTGAGTGTCCTTATTGTACATCTGAACATCCAATGCATTTGGGGTTTAATCCTGCGGGTGGTTATTGTACTTGTTGGAATTGCGGTGGCCATGACTTGAAACGCACCTTGTCAAAGGTTTTGGCTGTTCCTTATAATGATGTAGATGAAATTATGACCCATTATGAGGGCAGAGGTGGAATGCTGATGCAACTCAATAAAAAGGTTGCCAAAGCAAAACATCTTGAACTTCCAAATGATGGATTCATACCTGCTGAAAGAAAATATCTTTTGGGCAGAAACTTCTCACCAAGATTCCTGCACGAAAAATATGGAGTGGTTGGCGGTGGAATTGCGGGCAGATGGAAGTTCAGAATTCTCATTCCAGTGTACTTAAATGGAAAATTGGTGAGTTGGACAGGCAGAAGTATTTTGGACAAGCAGACCTTAAAAGAAAAGGAAATTCCAAGATACAAAAACCTGTCTATTGAAGAATCTGTCATAAATATTAAAGAGTGTATTTTCAATATAGACCATTGCAGGAAAAATGTTGCGGTGCTTGTAGAGGGTTCATTTGATGTTATGAGATTGGGTGACGATTTTATGTGTAGCATGGGTACAGAACTGACTCAGAATCAAATTGGCATTCTTCATCAGCGGTTCAAAAAGATCTTTATTGCTTTTGATAATGAGCCTGAAGCACAGAAAAAAGCACGCAAATTTGGACTGCAACTTGCCTCAATTGGAGTTGAGGTTGAAGTTGTAAATATTTATGAAGATTTTAACAAAAATGATGGGGGTGAATTATCTGATAATGAAGTGAAGATTATTCGCAAAGAACTTGGGTTGTAGAGTATACAAAATTTATTTTTAATCCTATAATAAAAACAGAGGTAAAACAGATGGATGATTTTGATGAATTATTTATGGAAATGCAGGGTGAGGAAAAGCCTGAAGAATTTCCAAATTTGCCTGCTGAGTTGCAGGGAAAAGATCTGACACCAGATGAGACAGAAAAGTTGAAAAATGACTTTCCAACTTTGCGTGATTATATCACAATCTCATTCAATCGTGAGCAGACAAAAGAACTTGCAGAACTGTTGGGTGTTCCAATGCTTGATCCAAAGAAAAAGAACACATATACATTTGATGAATTGAAAGGAATGAAGACATATGGATTATTATAGTTCACCAAGATGGACTGCTGAAATTGCAGATTGTTCCATGCCAATGACAATGGATACATATTCAAATTGTTCTTATAAATGTCAGTATTGTTTCAGTCAGTTCCAGCGTGGAATTGGAGATGGAAAAGACGCTTATTTGGCAAATGAGGTCAAATGGGTAAATCCTGAGAAGTTCAAAAAGATCTTCACTGAGCCTGACAAGAGTCAGTTTGGTCAGTATGTAAAAGCACGCAAGGCAATGCAGTGGGGTGGACTTTCTGACCAGTTCGATGAGAATGAAAGAAAATATGGAAAAACACTTGAGTTGTTACGTTGGATGAGAAAAAACGTGCCTGACATGCCAATTTCATTTTCAACTAAAGCAACTTGGTGGCTTGATGACCCTAGATATGTAGAGTTGTTCAAGGACAATCCGCTGTGGAATTGTAAATTTTCAATTATCACTTTGGATGAAGAAAAGGCAAGAATCATTGAGGCTGGAGTTGATTCACCAAAGAAAAGACTTGAAGCAATCGAGAAGTATGCCAAGTTGAATGCAGGCGGTGCGACATTAAGATTGCGACCGTTCATTATTGGAATTACTACACCAACATACCTTGATTTGATCCGTGAAGCAGGAAATAGAGGTGCGACAGCATTGAGCACAGAATTCTTCTGCGTTGAAAGACGTTCAAATTTGTTGAAAGAAAAATTCCACTTTTTCAATGAACTCTGCGGATTTGATTTGTATAAGTTCTATGAAAAATATTCAGTTCAGCAGGGTTATATGCGACTGAACAGAAAAATTAAAGAGCCATTTGTCAAGAATATGAAAGAGGAATGTGAAAAAATTGGTATGAGATTCTATGTCTCAGACGCACATTTCAAAGAATGTTCCTGCAACGGCTCATGCTGTGGATTGCCTGAAACTTGGAATTATTCAAGAGGGCAGTGGTGTCAGGCTTTAATGTTAGCAAAGAAAAATGGCAAAGTAACTTATTCAGAAGTCAAGGGTGACATTGATAAGTATTTGTCAGGATTCCAGCGACAAAGGGCAGAGGGATTCAACAAGGGTGGAGCAAGCACAAGGGCAAAGTTCAGCGGTATGTCTATGGCTGACTATATGCGTTGGTTGTGGAATAATCCAAACAATGGACAATCACCTTATACTCTTTTTGAGGGTGTCTTGTATCCTGTGGGCAATGATGCAAATGGCGACTTGATATATGAATATCAGGAAAACAGAACATTTGTGCCGATTGAAAATAAATAGTTGAATCTATCCTGCAACTTTAATTAGTTGCAGGATTTTTTATTGAGGATTAAAATGGACAGAATCAAAGATTTTATTTTATTTCATAACAAGTCTTGTACGGCAGATTCCATTGTTTTGCCGTTGAAAAAATATTGTGAATTGAAAGGATATTCAAAAAAAGAATTGGAGCAGGTGAACATATTTTATGCCCTGACCTATTGCACAGCCTCAACTATTATCTTAATGAATAAACTTGATGAGTTGAAAAAGAATCCTGACGACTTTTGGAAAAACAACAAAAATACACTGTTATTTCAGTCAGACAGAAAATATGTCAAGATGAATGATATGTTTGTTTCTGCGTGGCAGGATTTTGCGGAAAAGCACATATTTGAGCAATTAGATAAGCAAGATGTAATAGATGTTGAGCAGGCAATTAAGATAGTGCAGGGTGTAAAATACTTTGGCAGATTCTCAGCATTTTTATTCCTAGAATGTTATTGCTGTCTTTTTGATAAAGCCTGCAAGAATAATAAATTGGATTGGCAAAATGGAAATACAGTTACATCAGGAATGTTCAATGTCTTGGGTGAAGATGAAAAAGCGAATTTGTGGGACAAAGAACATAAATTGAAGATTGATTCTGAATTGTTTGATAAATATGCAAATGATTTTTTGGAGCAGGCTGAAATTGGAAAAGAGTTGGCGGTGCTAGAAACTAATCTTTGCGCATATAGAAAATTATTCAAAAAATCAAGATACATTGGATATTATTCAGACAGGGTGCTTGAAGAATCTCATAAAGTTTTCAACAATTATCCCGCATATAAAAGCGAGTTGGAATTGCTTTTCAAGGCAAGGGAAATGGTGATTGCCCCAGAGTTTTTGGGTGAAAAAAATGGTTGGAATGGAATCAGACCTGAATTGAAAAAATTCTATCTTCAGACTGGTAGTTGGGATTGGACAAAACAAGTTGAGATTCCTATAATAAATGCAGGATTGTTTGAGGTGTAAAAATGAAAAAATTGATAGCAATTTACGGAATAAACGGTGCAGGAAAAACAAGCCTTGTAAAGAATCTTTTAATGTCAGATTTTGTAGCAGAATCTGATGGTGATTTTCTTTTTGATTGTTTTGACTTCTTTGAAAAGCAATCTCAATACGGAACATACACTGTTTCAAAGGGTGGGAACTATGTTGCTGTTGGTGGATATTCTAACAAGTGCGGTGGGGCAGATACAATAAAAAGTGTAGACAATTATTTTGGTATGATTAATTATTTGTCTGAAAATTATCCTAATGCTTCACTTTGCGTTGAGGGTGTACTACAAAAAGCAATTGACGACTTAATCAATTGTTATGAGGATTTACAGAAAAAAGGTTATGAGCCTTGCTTGGTCAAATTGGAAACATCTTTGGAGCAGGCAGTGGAGCGTGTAAAGAATCGCAATGGGCAAATGCCTGATGTAGAATGTATCAGAACAAAGGTGTTGAACACAGGTAGACTTTTTAAAAAGTTGCAGGATTGCGGAAAGTTCAATTGCTATGTAATTGATACGGATAATAAAACGGCAGAGCAGGTGTATGAGGAATTTAAAAAAATAATCTAAAATTATAAAATCTACTTTACTTTTTTTATAATGTAGTTTATATTTATAAATAAGCAGGTGAGAATCCTGCAAGTGAGGTAGACCATGGAAAACTTAATTGGTATGATTCATTCACAGAATGACGGTGATTACAAACTTGTTTCAATAAAGCCTTTTGAAGATGATTTGGTGAATATGAAACGAGTTGCTGAAGAGTCAGGTAAATATCCCGCATACTTCTTTTTCAGAAAAATCTTGAAGAGTGGAAAAGAATCCAAGCAGGGTTTTGTTGCTTTGATGTTTAAGGAAAGCAAAAATATTGTAAAACTATAAAAATTAAGGTTTTGCAGGATTCCTTAAAAATCCTGCAAGGTGGGAAAAATGACAAGATACGAAAAGTTGATGAGTCAAAGTGATGAGTGTTGTAGAAAAGCAATTCAGTATGCAAAAAAGCAGGATTGGTACATGGCAACATTTTACAAGAATGCTAGCAATGATTTTAAGGCTAGAGCAAGGAATTTAAAAATTCTAGTTAATGATGAGGCATACTTATGAAATTGAAAAGAAGTAATTTGATTATGCTTATTATCACGCTGATAATTGCTGTGATTGCCTTGTCCTGTCTTTATTTTAATAGGAGCAAACAAATGGATGAAGTAACAAAATACATTTTATGTTCTTGGGGATTGTTTATGTTGATTATTCTCCCATTAGGTGAAGGCTTGGTGTTGCTGATTGATTGGGTTTTTCAGAAATTTAATAAATAAAAAAAATAATCACCCTCTCGGATTATTTCCCTGATGTAACAATCAGGGTTTTTTTATTTCTGATTGAAATAGATAATTGCTGAGCCTGCAAAGAATCCACCAACAAAACAAGTTGACCCTATAATTAATTTATCTTTCAGACCGTCTTTTTTTGAGTTCTGCCAAGATTGATTTGCTAGTGTTAATTGAATCTGTAAGTTGTTCATTTGTTCGCTCAATATCTTGTTCAATTCTACTTGCTTGTTCAGTTGTTCCTGCAAGTTCTTTAACTGTTCCTTTTGCAGATTCGCAAGTTGTTCCTGCTTGTTCAATTCTTGCTCCAACATCTGAATCAGTTCTGCGTCTGAATAATCGGAATAGGATTGAGAGAACAACGGCAAAGAAAATACCAATAAAAAAGCCAAGAAAAAAGATTTTAATTTCATTCATATTCACCTCAGATTCAAGTATAAAATAACCTAGAAAAAAAATCAAAAAATTTATAAAAAACTACTTTACTTTTTTATAATGTAGTTTATATTTATAAATGTAGGTTGATAAAACCTGCAAGCGAGGTGTGAAATGAGATTATGGCATAAAGATTTAATTCATTATTTACCTAGACAACAGTTGATTGCTCAGTGGCGTGAGTGTTGTGCTATTTGTTCTAATTGGGCAAATAAGGGAACACCAAATCATCTGCTTGTAAATAAGGTTTTGAAATATCCGTCAGTTCATTTCATGGAATACACTAGGTTGGTTATATCTGAAATGATTAAAAGGAATTACAAAGCAAGCACAACATCCTTGAATAATTTCATTGATAACTTCTGCAATTTTGGTGACCCTGATGAAACTATAATTGTTGCAAATGCTAAGTCTGTAATTTTTTCGGATTGGCATAATGACCGATATTTGAGGCAGTGTCTTTTCAACCTGCAGGAAAAATATGACTGCGGTGGGATTCCTGAAGAAGAATGGAAAGTGATTGAAAATCATTTTGATGAATATTTAGATTAAGAGGTGAAATATGGAATTGACTAGAGAACAACTTGATAAAATCAGAACAATTATGAAAGAAGACAATCTTGAAAGTATAATTGATAGATTGTTTTGTGAATTAAATGGGTTATTGAGTTTGGGTTCAAATGATGAAGGTCATTTGAATTATTCTTTGGATGAATATTGGCTTTTTGCTTATGCTTTTGTTCAGGGATTTATTACAAGAAAGGGGTTGAAAAAATGAAATTGATAGTACACACAAGTCATGATAGACATCGTGAAGACATTGCAAAAGTCTACACGTACAGTGAGAAAAATCTTGAATATGTAAAATCAAAGATGACTGAAAGATGGGGTGATGACGCCAAATGGGATTGTTTTGGTGATTGTTTCTCTGAAGATGGCGAACAGTATGGCCATAATGAGGCATATTATGACTCTTATGGGATTGTAGATTTAATTGAAGAGGTGGAAAAATGAGATTTACAGAAATTTGTAAAACATTGACTGAACTTGGTTCTATTGCGGGAACAAACGCAAAAATTGAATTCATTAAAAGCCATGATGACGAGGATTTGAAAGAAGTCTACAAATGGCTGTACGATTCCTCAAGAATCTCAGGAATTGCTGAAAAGAAGTTTGAAAAAGATTATGGATTTGAACTTGCAGGAACATTTACAACTTGCGATGTAAAAACAATTTATGATGTCTTCAGATATTTGGATTGCTATCACACTGGAAGTTCAAAAGACATTATTGAAGTCAAAGACCTTATGGAGCAGATTTGTAAGGATGATTTTGAAAAGGATATTTTCAAGAAAATTGTCTGCAAGAATCTGCCTATTGGAATTGATGCAAAAACAATCAATAAATGTTTCCCAAGCCTGATTCCAACTTTTGATGTATGCCTCTGCGATAAATACTATGACAGACCTGAACTTGTAGACGGTAAAAGGGAATTTGCTATCAGCACCAAGATTGACGGTTGTCGTTGTATTGCCATAAAAGAAAATGGTATTGTCAGACTGGTATCAAGACAGGGTAAACTTTGGTTGGGTTGCAGGGAGATCGAAAAGGCAATTCAGGAACTACCTATGGACAATTTTGTTCTTGACGGTGAAATTACAATTAAGGATTTTATGAAATATCCTTCAAAAGAAGTCTATAAAATGACTACAAAGATTATTTCAACAAAAGAGGAAATAAAAGAGGGTGTTTGCCTTAATGTTTTTGATTATATCCCATTGAAAGATTGGAATGAAAAGAATTGTGATTTGAGATATTCTTCAAGGCAGATTCTTTTGCAGGATTTGCTGAAATACAACAATTCTGATGCCTTGAATCGTGTTGTTGACATATATGTTGGGAATGACCCTGAAACCATTGAAAAACTGATGAAAGGCATTGTCAGAACAGATGATTGGGAGGGTTTGGTGATAAAGTTCACAGACTCAAAATATGAATGGAAAAGAAGTAAAAATTGGCTGAAAGTAAAAGCCTTTGAAGAAATGGACTTGATTGTAAAAGATGTTGAAGAGGGAACAAACAGCAATCAGAATCGGCTTGGTGCTTTAATCTGTGAAATAGAACACCCAAAACTTGGACATATTGAGGCAAAAGTGGGCAGTGGATATTCTGAGGATGAAAGAATCAGATTTTGGGAAATGAAAAATGAGTTGATAGGCAGGACAATATCGGTGCAGTATTTTGAGCAGACTGAAAACACATCAACTCATATCAAGTCATTAAGATTCCCTGTGTTCTTGGAATTGAAAGAAGCAGGCCAATTGCCAAATAATTAGTGAGGTGAGTAAAATGGCAAATGAATATTATAAAACACTTGCTTGTGATATTTTATACGCAAGCGGTGACCCTGAAAAAATTGATAAAGAATTTATTGAAAATGTTGTTGCAACATTGCTGGAAAAAATTGAACATCTTGAAATACAGATAAAAGATGTTAAACAAGATTTGAATCATCATAAAATGTGGAGTTAGTTATGAAATATAATGAAATTTTCAAACTAAAGAAAATGCTTGAAAAGGCTGAAATTCCTTTTGTATTCAAAGAACATAAAGACATCAGAGATGGTTATCAAATATTGTATCCAGCTGGTGGTGAAAAAAGGCAGTGTTCTGTAATTGAACATAGTTGTAGTTATGGAAATAAGCAAGACCTGCTTGAAATAATGGGATTGCTAACTGATGAAGAATCTCAATATGATTGTGTTAAAGGATTCCTTTCAGCAGAAAATGTTTTTGAACGGATAAAAAAGGATTATGAAAAATCATAAATAAAATCTTCAAAGTGTGTTTTGCAGGGCAGAAATGTCCTGCTTTTTTTATAAAAATTATTAAAAACATCTTTACTTTTTTTATAAATTAGTTTATATTATAAGAGTAGTGAGAAACACTACATAAAACACACTTGGAGGTTGCCATATGAAAGTTGGTGACAAAATCAGAATTGTGTCTATGGCTGGTGAGCCACAGTACACTGGAAAAGTTGGAGTGATTGAGCATATTGATTCAATCGGTCAACTTCATGGAACTTGGGGTGGATGTGCAATCCAGCCTGATAAGGATACAGTTGAGGTTATTAAGACTTGCTGTATTTGCAGAAAAGAATTTGCGGGGTATGGAAACAACCCAGATCCTGTAAAGTTCGATGGTGTTTGTTGCGATGAATGTAACAAGCGTTTGGTGATTCCTGCAAGAATGAACTTGTTGAGATAAGTTGAAAAAGGGTTTGGCTGATAAATACAGCCCACCCTTGTAGAAGTGAGGTGCGGGAAAATGCTTGATGTAATTAAGGTAACATTTGACAACGGTGATACAATGCTTTCAGATTTTAATGCTGAGGTGGGCAGAGAATCTATGGCAAAATATTATATGGGTAATTGGTTCAATCTTGGAAGTGTAAAAGACGACATGCACAAGGTTGTAAAAGTAGAATTTTCAAATGCGAGGTAGAATATGACTATTGCTAATTGTGATTTTTGCGGTAAAAAGGCAGAAGTGAAAAGAACACATTATGGTTCAGGTTTTGGCTATGTACGATTGATTTGTGCTGAATGTCAAAAAGAACTGCATGCTGAAATCATTAAGCCTGCAAAGAAAAAATAATTTGCTTGTTGTTCCTATAATAAAACAGATGGAGCAACCTTGTCCGTATGGACTGGAAAATGTTTTGTTTAGGAATCAAAATGCGGTTATTCCCTCCCACCCAACTGCAAATTGATTCCTGTTTTATTCTGAATTGGTGTAAAGGTAGCACAATTGCTTTTGATGCAATTTGTCGTGGTTCGATTCCATGATTCAGAGTAGCACCGTATGGTGTGATAATTTAGCGGTTCACCTGCTAAAATGGTGAAATAGCACAATTGAGGCTGTCTGTTGCAATTAGGATAAATCGCAGACAGCCTTTTTTTTATTGATAAATGTGTAAAATCCACCAATAAAAACCTTAAAAACTTGATAAAATAGCCATAAAACCCATCAAAAATAAATAAAAAACTAGTAAAAATTGATAAAATAATTATAATAAATTCCTGTGGAGATTCTGATATGAACAATAATGGAAAATTGACTGCTAAACAGGAAAAATTTATAAATCTGGTGCTAGAGGGTTATTCATTAAAAACCTCATACTTGAAATGTTATCCTGAATATAACAAAAATGAAAACCATAAAAAGAATGTATATGCCCTTGCTTCAGACCTATTTAATGACCCTGTTGTCCATGCTAAGTATATGGAACTGCGGGAAATAATGGAAAAGGAATGGTTTGAAAGAGCCAAATGGACTAGGGAACAGGCCATTGATGAATTGAAAGAACTGTTGCGCAAGAATAGAATTGAGTCAGATAGGTATGAACAAGCATATGATGATGAGATGGAAATGCTTGATAGACAGATAAAAGAAAAAACCTTAGAAATGGAAAATCCCAAGGGTTATATGTCTAAAAAGAAAAAGGCTGAATTGCAGGATGATATTGACAACTTGAAATTGGCTAGAATCCAGTGTAACAGACGACATCAGAGCAATCGGAATGTCAATGAAGCAATCCTCAATTCCATTCAGCAATTAAATGAAATGCTAGGATATAACCGACATGATGAGAAAAAAACTGAAGAGCAGGAACAGGTTGTATTCACTGATGATGTTCCTGAAGAGGATGAGGAATAAATATGGTTGTAAGCATAAAGAAAATAATTGGAAAAGGTTACAACCGATTTTGGCATTGTACAAAAAGATATAGGGTTGTAAAAGGTTCACGTGGTTCCAAAAAATCCTGCACTACAGCGATTTGGTATATTTCAAAGATGATGGAATTTTATGCCAAGTACAATCTCAAACCTCACGTGCTTGTTATAAGACGATTTTACAACACTCATAAGAATTCGACACGTGCCCAGCTGGTATGGGCAATAAATAAATTAAAAGTCAGGCATCTTTGGAAAATCCCAAAAGGTGATAACACACTTACATATCTGCCTAGTGGTCAGCAAATTCTTTTCAGAGGATTGGATGACCCGCAATCAATTACATCTATTACAGTTGAAGATGGTTATTTGTGTTGGGTATGGTTTGAAGAGGCATTTCAAGTTACTTCTGAAGATGATTTTAACAAAATTGATATGTCCATTCGTGGTGAGATTCCTGCACCTTTATTCAAACAGTTTACACTTACATTCAACCCTTGGTCAGATAAAAGTTGGCTCAAAAAAAGATTCTTTGACAAGCCTGATAACGATACATTTGCCATCACTACAACCTATATGCTCAATGAGTTCTTGGGTGAAGATGACCTTGCTATTTATGAAAAAATGAAACAACAGAATCCAAGACGATATGAGATTGAAGGCTTGGGCAATTGGGGAATATCTGAAGGACTTATTTATACAAATTGGAAAGTTGAGGAATTCGACATTGATACATTATTGCAGGAACACTATGGAGAAAAGGACAGCAGAGGATTGCCCAATTTTGTATCCTGCAATGGAATTGACTTTGGATATAATGACCCTACATTCTTTGTTGGTGCTTATGCGGACAAATCAAAATATAAAATTTATGTTTATTATGAGTTTTGTCAGACCACTATGGAAAATAGGAAAATTGCAGGAACACTCATCACTGCTGGGTTTGGAAAATCTATAATCAGAGGTGATAGTGAAGACCCAAGAACAATCAATGAATTAAGGCTTTTGGGATTGAACGGAATCCGTGGAGCAAAAAAGGGTGCGGGCAGTGTTCTAGGTGGAATCCAAAAGTTGCAGGATTATGAAATCATAGTTCATCCAAGATGTCCTCATATGATTGAGGCACTATCTAATTACGCATGGGCAAAAGATAAGTTTGACAAAATCACTAATGTTCCTGAACATGACTTTTCTCATGGGCCAGATGCTTTGAGATATGGTTGTGAGGATTTGCAGAAATTCGGAATTAGGGTGTAAACACTAGATAATAAATTGATAAAATAATATATAATTTATTTTGGAGGCAGAAACATGGAATACAAAGGAATGACTGTGAGACAATCTAGGAATGGGAATGTAATTGTCACTGGTAAGAATGGTGAATTGTGCGTGATTACTCATAAAGGATATTTGAGTGATGATAAGATAAAAGAATTGGTGGACAAAGCAGTTCACTTTCCTGAATCTGAAGAATAAGACTTTATTTTTTTGATAATGTAATTTATAATCGAGGTCATTATGGAACAAGAGAAAAACATCAATACAATTTTTGGTGCAAATTTAGCACCTGCTTTAATTACTCAAATAATTGTTAGCAAAAATAAAAACTCACCTGCAATTATGGATATGATTTCAGCTGATAAATATTTTGATGGACACAACGAAAAGATTGACGCTAAAACACGTGTGTATTTTGATAAGGATAGACAACCAATTGAGAATCCAAATGCAAATAATGCTAAAGTGAAAAGCAACTTCTTGAGAATGTTAGTTCAGCAAAAACAAGATTATGGATTTGCTAAAACTTTCATTCTTAAATTGTCTACTGATGAACAAGAGGAAATAGACATCACTGAAAATGAATATGGTAAAACTTGGAAAAAGTTTTTGGATGATACCCTTTTCAAATTGTCCTATATCATTGCAGGGCAGGCAGTAAATCATGGGATTGCTTGGAATTATATTTGGATAGATGAAAATGGTGAATTACAAATCAAAGATGTCCCATCCAATCTCATTTATCCTGTTTGGCAAGATAGACAGCACACAAAATTGGATAAACTTGTTTACAATTACATGGTTGAAAAATACAAGGATTCAATCAACCCAACAAATGAGGAATATGCTGAATATTGGAGCGATGATGAAAGGATTCTTTTTGATGTAACTAATGGATATACTGAAGTGCCAATTATAACAGATGAGGGTGGAATTCCAATTCATTCTCACATGGTTGCTAAAAATGAGGAAAATGTTGAGGGTGTTAGTTGGGGCAAGATTCCTTTTATTTGTTTTAAGGCGACAGACGATGAAAAAACACTTCTGTCTTTCATAAAAGAGCAGATTGATTCATATGATGTTCTTTCAAGTAAATCAATTGATGGGCTTGTAGATGACCTTGACCCAATATTAGTCCTTAAAGGAATTTCACCTGATGTTCGAGATTTACTTGAAGCAAGAGAACTAGCGAAAATGACCCGCACTGTGTCTTTAGATTCTGACGGTGATGCAAATTATATTCAAGCACAGACCGCAATTGATGCTCACTTAAAAGAACTGGAGGCACTGCGACACGACATTATCAAGTTTGGTTATGGAGTTGATTATGAAGACGCAAGATTTGGTGGCAATCCAAATCAACTTGTAATTAAATCACTTTATCAGAACTTGGATACATATACAGATGGACTTGAAAGACATTTCCAAGATTTTGTAAATGATTTGAAATACTTCTTTGATAAGTGGTATGAACTCACAGGCAAGGGAAGTTTTGAGGAATGCGACAAATACAAGATCCTGATCAAACTTGACCGCAGTATGATGATTAATCAGTCTGCCCTTATTGATGATACAGTCAAACTTGCAGGCACTGGAGTGTCAAAGAAAACTCAACTTGAATTCAACCCAGTTGTTCAAGATGTTGATTTGGAACTTGAAAGGATTAAAGAGGAACAAAAAGAAAATCAAGACAATGACCTTTTTAATTTTGCTCAGAGAACAAATATTGAAAATGGTGGTGAATATCAGCCTGAAGAAAATAAAACAGAAGAGGGTGAAGAATGATGAAACCTTGGGAATTGTTTGACCTCATTTGGAAAATTGATTACAATGAATCAGGATTTGATATTGATTGGCGTGTAATGGTATTTGAAGATGAAAAGAAAATCCGACTATTTTTTCAGCCATCATCTTCAATAAAAGATTGGATTGTGAATATTGCAGGATTCTTGCCAATATTTAAATTCCCATTATTTTATACAATGGGTTGGAAGTTGGCATTTAATTCTGTAAAGTCTTTGATTCTTGAAGAACTTATCAGAACAATTAATATGAATAAGGGTTTTACAGTTGAGATTTGCGGGCATTCATATGGTGGAGCAATGAGTATTGATGCAGGAATTGAATTGTATAAAAAGACCAGAATCAAGGCGGATATAATTACATTTGGAGCACCAAAACCATTATTTTTATTTTATAGTAAATTGTTGGCAAAACTATTCTTGGGAAAAGTTACTCAATATGCACATTGGTCAGATTGTGTAACCTATTGTCCACCATTAATTGGCTATCATAATGTGAAAGTAAAAAGGTTGGGAAAGTTTAAAATCAAAGACTTATTTCACCCTGAAATTTATCACACAATATATGATGAAGAATCTTTATATTTGGAGGAATAAAAGATGGATTTTGGAATGGCTATTATTGCCCTCAAAAGAGGTGAATGTGTAGCACGAAAAGGTTGGAACGGCAAAGGAATGTTTTTGACTTTGCAGGCAGGTTCAGAAGTTGCAGGAACAAACATGAGAAATGAGCCTGCAAAAAATTATTATGGTGACAGTAAAGTTAAAATCTGTCCTCATATTGATATGAAGTCTGCTGATGGTTCGTATGTAGTTGGTTGGCTTGCAAGTCAGACTGATATGCTTGCTGAGGATTGGGAAATTGTAAAACCAATTCCATTCAAAGATGAAGTACATACAAGATAAATAATTTTGGAGGTGTGATATGAAAAAGAATTGGTTGACAATTATTGGAATTCTTTTCATCGTGGTTGGCACTGTTATTTCTTACTTTGCCAAATGGGAACTTGCAGATGTTTCAGGATTTGCCATTACAATGTTTGGTGCAGGATTTGCCACCGCAAACCTTTGGAACAAGCGTGATAAGACTGCAAAAACATGGCTGTCTGTTTTATCACTTGTACTTGTTGGATTGGGAGCATTTGTTGTAGGATTTGGCGGAGTCATTGCTGAATCCTTGGTTACAACAATTATCTCAAGCGTGTTCGGATTAGTTGCAATAATTGCAGGTTTGATTGTATCTGCGGTGGCAAATAAATCCAAATAAAAGTTGGTGCTAATGTCGTGGATTTACACGACAAGGAATTTCGTGGGTCAGTTGGATTGGAGCAGGTTCAACTGACCCTTTTTATTTTTACAATCTAGGTATAAAATAAAATTATGGATGATAAAGAATATTGGGAAACTAGAGCACGACAAAGGGAACTCATGGGTGAAAAATCGGCTGATGAATTACTTCAGACGATGAAACCTGTTTATAGAAATTCTCTTGCTGAAATAAACAAAGAGATTGAAGCATTTTATGGTAGATACGCTGAGAACAATAATCTCACTTTGGCTGAGGTTCATAAAAGACTGAATCCAAAAGAATTGAGATCAGCCAAAGAGGAAATAAAAAAATATTATGACGCTGTGGACAAATTGGCTAGGGATAAAGATGGCCATGTTGATGTCACTTTGCTTCAGAAATACAAAGATGAATTAAGGCTATTATCTGCAAGGGCATATATGAGCCGATTAGATGAATTGAAAACTGGCTTGCGGAATATTACTGTCAATTTAGGCATAAAAGAATCTGAGGCATATTATCAAACCTTGTCCAAACTTTATTCTGATAATTATAAAAAGACCAATTTTGACATTGACAAGTTTTTAGGATTCTCAACTGGGTTTGAAGGCTTGAACTATAAGCAATTAAATTCCGCTATTCATCAGCGTTGGCTTGGTATGAACTTTTCAGATCGTATTTGGAATAATAAAGGGAAGTTGCTTGACCAAATAAATACAACCTTTTTGCAGGGAGTTGCTCAAGGTCATAACCCTAGAAAAATAGCAGAATCTATGGCCAAAAATATGGGTACATCTTATTACAATTGTGAAAGGTTAGCAAGGACAGAATGTGCTCATATTGCAGGTGAAGCAACTTTGCAGGGATACAAGGACAGAGGCACTGAAAAATATAAATATGATGCAACACTTGACGATAGAACAAGTGACATTTGTCAATCCTTAGATGGTGAAGTGTTCGATGTAAAAGAGGCGCAAGCAGGTGTAAATTATCCGCCAATGCATCCAAATTGCCGTTCAACAACCATTCCTTATTTTGAACCTGACGACATAGACAAAATGTTTGATGAGGCTCAGAGGGTTGCCCGCAATGATGACGGTGAATTGTATTATGTTCCTGCAAGTATGGACTATAAACAATGGCAAGAAATGACTAGTCATAAACCAACATATGATCCTGATGATATTCCAGATGGATTCGTGGTTGGGGTAGATGTTCACAACAAATTAAATGATTTGGATTCTAATACCAAAGTTGATAAACTTTATGATAATTATTCAAAATATAAAAAGGATGAACTTGAAGCAATAGATGAATATGTCAGAAAATTAGATGGCGTTGATATGAATAAAAAATTGAATAATAATCAATTGAATGATTTGTCTCAAGGTCAAATTGATGACATTATGATGAAACTTGATAAAGCATTATTGCGGAATAGAACAAGTCATGATATGGTTGTCATAAGAGCCTTAAAAGATTATAATTTGGAATGGATGTTCAATTCCGCACAAATTGAACAACTTAAAAATTATAACTTAGATTCTTTGGGTTATGGCAGGAAATGGAAACAAAACGGATTCATGTCAACTTCTTGGAGTCAAAACAACTCTGTAAAACAATGCGATTTGTATTTGTTAATAAATATTCCAAAGGGCACACCTGTTATTCCTATGAATTCAAAGGTGAATAAAATGGGAATGAAGAGTGAAAAGGAATTGCTATTTGGAAGAGGTTACACAATTGTTAGCACTGGAAAAGCAAGGACAATCGATGGAAAAAATTATTTGATTGTCAATTTGAAAAAATAAACTCTTTACTTTTTACTAATTTGTAAATATAATCTAAATCATGAATGGAGATTTTAATTGGTTCAGGTGCAAAAAGTGCAACAAACCATTATTGAAAATTACAGAGCAATCTGTAGTGATAAATGAAATATTTTGCAGGTGTTGCAAAACGTCTTTTCAAGTTGAGATTGAACACGGTAAAATATTAAAAAATGAAGAGATAAAACAAATAAAATAAACTTGGAATCTAAAAGGTCAGTTGGTTTATTCCTGCTGACCTTTTTTATTTATATTTTAATCCTACAAGGAGTGAACTATGGGAGTACAGACAAACCCACAGGCAGTTGAAACACCTACAACTGAAAAGATGGTGGAAACAAAAGTTGAAACACCTACAACTGAAACACAGGTGGAAACAAAGAATGAGCCAGAACAGAAACCTGCTAAGCCATTCAAGGTATTTGCTTCACAAGAAGAATTTGACAGACACAGTGCTGGTATTCTTAATTCTGCAAAGAATAAAGCAGAAAAAGAATTGCTTGCTATGCTTGGTTTGAAACCTGATGAAAAGGACAAGTTGGCAAAGTTTAAAGAGGCATATGACAATACCCTTTCAGAATCGGAAAAACAAGCACAAACTCTTGAGAATCTTACAAATGAGGTAAATTCTCTCAAAGGTCAGATTGCTGAAAAAGATGCAATTATTGTTGCACTCAGTAAATTGACTGGCAAGACTTCTGCTGATGTTAACAAATATGTTAAAATGGCTAAAGGACTTGTTGATGAAAATACAACTATTGACCAAGCACTTGAACAGGTGCTTAGTTTTATGAAAGTTGAAGAGCCAAAAACTAATCCTGTTCCTGCGGGAAAACCTTTGGAGAATCCTGCACCAACATTACCTGATGAGAATCCATTCAAAACAGGTAATTTGACAAAACAGGGTGAATTGATAAAAACAGACCGTGAAAAAGCACGAGCAATGTATATGGCAGTTCATGGCGTTGGCCCTTCATGGTAAATTGCATTTTATTAAAAGGAGTATAAAATGGCAGTAAATCAGACTAAACTTGCTGATGTAATTCAGCCTGAACTTTTTGCTCAGTATGTTATTGATAAAACAACTGAGAAAAGCGAAATTATGTATGCTGGTGCAGTTGAGAACAATCCTGAACTCAACAGACTTATTACTGGTGGTGGAACAGTTCTCACTATGCCAAAGTGGAATGACCTCACTGGAAAATCTCAGGTGCTTTCAGACCAGAGAGCAATTGATGTAAATAAGATTACATCAAAGGCAGAATTGGCAACATTGCTTATTCGTACAAATGCTTGGGGTGCTCATGAACTTGCAGGTGCTCTTGCAGGCGATGACCCAATGAAAGCAATTGCAAGTCGTGTTGCTGATTGGTGGGTACGTGATGAAAAGTCAAACATCATGGCAATTCTTAATGGTATTTTCAACATTACAGCTGATGCAAGTCATAATGACCTTTCAGACCTTGTTGAAGATATTACAAGCGCAGCAGACACAAAAATTTCTGCAAATGCTGTTCTTAATGCAAAACAGCGTCTTGGTGATGCAAGTGATTTGCTTAGCATGATTTATATGCATTCAGCAACATTCACTGAACTTCAGAAACAGAATGTTATTCAGTTCATTCCTGTGGCTGAAAGCAAAATCACAATTCCAACATATCTTGGTTACAGAGTTATTTGTGATGATTCTGCCCCAGTTGAGACAGTTACATCAGGCGGTTCAAGTGTTAAAAAATACACCACATACCTGCTTTCACGTGGTTGTATTCAGCGTGGTCAGGGAACACCTGTTGACCTCACATCTGTTGAAACAGACCGAGATTCACTTGGCTCAACTGATATTCTTATCAACCGTCAGGCAAAAGTTCTTCATCCAAAGGGAATTTCTTGGGTTGGTGCAGGACAGATTGCTGATGCTACTCCAAGCGATGATGAATTAGCAAATAATTCTCAGGTTGAAGGTGCAACAAACAACAACTGGTCACGTGTTGCTGATATTAAGAAAATCGGTATTGTAAAACTTGTACATACACTGTAAGGTGGTGCAATATGGGTTTAAGTTCTTTCAACGCAATGCGGGCAAGAGAAAAAGAAAAGGCTGAGGCTAATTCTAAAAAATCTACACCCGCAATTGAAATTCGTGAAGTTGAAGCACCTGTTGAAACTTCAGAAGTAAAAACTGAGGAAACATCTGAAGCAAAGGTTGAAGAGCCTGCAAAAGATGAAAAACCAGTCTACAACTTTCAGAAGAAAAAGACAGATGCTGAAAAACTGAAGAAAAAGGAATAGTGGAAAATGGCAGATGACAACGCAACTGTATTTGATTATTTAGGTACAGTGAAAATATTGTTAGGAATCTCAGATGGAACATTGGACAATGTCCTCCAAGTCTACTTGTCTATGACAGAAAGTTCAATTTTGAATTACTGCAATATTAAAGAGTTGCCATCTGCTTTGAATTATACTTTGTGTGAAATGACTGCTGATGTTTATCGAGAAAATGTCAACAAGAACAAAGTTGGTTCGGTGGTTGGAAATGTGTCTAGTGTTTCTGAAGACGGCAGGACAGTGTCATTTTCAAATGGTTCTGAAATAAAGGCTTCAATTGAGGACAGAATCACTAGAACAAATGAGTTGAATCGTTATAGGAAATTATACAGAGTATGAGTGGATTCAATTTTGGGCAAATTGGAAATATAATGTCTGAGTTATTTGATTCAGATTACATAGACATTAAAAGAGATATTGGTGGCAATTTGCAGGAATTATATTCAAATGTACTTTGTCATATTGCCTTTGCATCAACAGACAATCCTGACCCAACCACTGTTGATACCAAACCAATAATTCAAAGCATAAATATCCATATGCCATTATGGGTAGACATTCAAAACAATGATTTCATTGTTGCAAAAAGAATGGACAGTGATGGTAACTTGCTTAAAACTTATAGTGGCAGGTGTGGAAATCCGATTGTTTCAGAGGGTAGAAAAAAAGTTTTAATGACTATGTCTGCAACTGAATCTGAAGAGCCAACACCTGTTCCACCAAAGAATCCTGCAATTATCAAAATTAATTATCTTTCAAATGGAATTCCAATTCAAGATTCTATCGAGAAAACAGTTGAAGTTGGAAGTGTATTCAGCATGACTGCTCCAGTGATTGAGGGTTATTCTGCTGAATATTGCGTTATTGATGGAATAAGGCAAGAATCTGCAACAGTTTATATTGCAGATGTAAAAGATGTTGGCAACACTATAAATTTTGTCTATACGGTGTCAGAAACACCAAATATGATGAGATTTTTAGTCAACGGATTATATACAAAAGATGATGGTAGTTTAGCAAATGGCTGGCATCAGTATAAAAAAATTGATATTGATTCTATTTCAGAATCTGAAAGAACATTTACAATCACTTGCGATGATGTAAAATGGACTCATGAAGACAATGGAAAATCTTTATCAATTAAGGTTGGAACAAAATTAGTTCTGATTCCTAGAAACATTTTTGTTCAAGTGGTTGAAATTATTGGTGTGGAAAATAACAAGGTTACATTTACAGCAACTGAGTTTACACCAACTGAGGCTGAAGAAAATTCTTATGTTACAGGATGGTATGATTAAATGGGAATCAACATTGATTATAAAGAGTTGAGTGCCTATGCTTCATCTATCACTGTAATGAAAAAAGATTTTAATAAATTCCTGCGGAAATTCCTTTTGGAAATGGCTGAGAGGATTCTTGCGAGAGTAAAACCTAGAACACCAGTTGACACAGGTGAATTAAAGCGTAGTTGGGAACTAGGTGAAGTGCAGGGTATGGGGAAAAATATTTCAGTAGAAATTCTAAATGGAATGGAGTATGCTACTGATATTGAATATGGGCACAGAATCGTTGTAGATGGTTCTGAAGTTGGTTGGTATGAGGGTAGGTTTATGTTGAAGATTTCAATTGATGAAATCCGCAAGCAAATGCCTGCAAGATACCAAGTGGAATTTAAAAAGTTCTGCAAAGAACATGGGCTGAAAATATGACAGAACTAAAAAGTGAAGATGTTAAGCAGGCGATTGTTCAACAACTTCTTAAAATAGCACCAGATGTGGCTGTCTATAAAGAGGCAAAAACATCACCTGAATATCCTCATTTTTTTGTATATCAAATTAATCTGACTGACGTTGAAGAGAGGAAAAAATATCACATCTTATCTTATTCAATGACAATCAGATATAGGGTTGCTTCAGACCCAAGCACTGACTTAAAGTTGGAGCAGGATTTGGACAGCATGAGTCTTAAACTCATGAAAGGTTTTAATGTAATTAATTTTGGTGATAGTAAAATAAGATGTACAGAAAAAAGCGCAGAAAAGGTTGAGGGTGTACTTCACTTTTTTTGTAATCTTGATGTATTTGTTATTGACTCACCGTTTGAAAAATTTATTAAACAAAACAAACTTAATATTGAGGTGAATGTAAATGGCAACAAAGTATAACACAATTACAGAAACTGTAACAGCAATTCAATTCCTTTTTGACAATGCCAAAGAAATTTATATATTTCTTGGAATGAAAGATTTTTCAATGTATGTTAAAAACAGAATTTTGAGTGGAACAATTACAGGCTCAAATGAAGAAAAATTACAGGTTCAAAAAAATGACTATGTTGTAAAAGATTCCAACGGTAATATTTCTGTTTGGACTGAAACTGAATTCAAAAAGCATTTTACTGAAGTGCAAACTTCAGCATAAAATAAAGCGAGGTGAAATATGGCTGGTGGTGTTTGGTTATCACAGAACAAAACAAGACCTGGTGCTTATATCAATTTTAAGGCAGTACAAAAAAGCGCAATGACTGTTGGAGACAGAGGAATTGTTGCTATTGGTTTGCCTTTGAATTGGGGTGCTGAGGGTAAACTGATTGAAGTTCTTTCAAGCGATTTACTTGATGGAAACAGTCAGAAGTTGGTTGGATTTACTGCTTTTGATGCAGAATCCAAATTGCTTGCAGGCGCATTAAAGTATTGCTACAAGGCTTTGGTGTACCGTATGAATGTTGATGGAGTAAAAGCAACTGCTACAATCGGTGGTTTAATTGCTACTGCAAAATATGCAGGAACTTTTGGAAACAATATCATAATCGCAGTTGTTCAAGATTCTGCAACTGGTTTATACTCTGTAATCACTTATGTTAATGGTGCAACTGTTGATAATCAGAAAGTTGCTACAATTTCAGAATTGGAATCAAATGACTATATTGATTGGTCAGGTTCAGGCGAATTTGAAGCAACTGCAGGCACTTCTTTGACAGGTGGAACAAATGGAACTGTAGATGATGCCACCGCATATCCTGCAATGTTTGCTTTATTGAAGATGGCAAATTGGCAGACATATGCTTGTCTTTCAAGTGATTCTTCAATTAAATCTAATGTTGTTACATTTATCACTCAAATGCGAGAAGATGAAGGCAGATATGTTCAGGGTGTTGTAGCCGACTATGATGGTGCTGATTATGAGGGAATTATAAACAGCGTTTGCGGTGCTGTAATTGATGATGTTACATTCTCAAAAGAGGATTTTGTAACATGTGTTGCAGGAATGACTGCTGGTGCTAACTTTAATGAATCTAACACCGCAAAAGTTATTCAGGGAGCAACTTCAATTATTGGTGAACTTACTGATGCTGAAATTAAGGCTGGTTTGCAGGCTGGAAAGTTTATACTTTCAACATCAACTAGTGGAAACATTAAAGTTGAGCAGGACATCAACTCACTGCATACTTATTCAAAAGACAGAAACTATAATTTCAGCAAGAATCGTGTTATGCGCACTCTTGATGAAATTGGAACTACAACAAAAGTTACTTGGGAAGATACCTATATGGGAAAAGTTGACAACGATTCCACAGGTAGAAGTCTTTTCAAAGCAGATTTGGTTCAGTATGGTAATGAACTTCAAAGACTTAGAGGCATTCAAGAATTTGACGGTGTTACTGATATTGAAGTTAGTCAGGGCACAGATTTAGATTCTGTGATTTGTACATGGGCAGTCAAGCCAGTTGATTCCATGGAAAAACTGTACATGACTGTAAATGTTAATTCATAAGTTGGAGGCATAAAATGGATGCTTGGTCGTACATGAAAGCAAAAGACGCTATCTCAGGAAAAGAGGGTACGTTGTATGCTACAATTGACAAAAATGTTATTCAGGTTGCTGAATGTAAAAGCATAAACGCTAAAATCACCAAAAACAAAACTGAGTTTAAGGCACTTGGCTATCGAGGAACTCAACACAAAGCAACTGGTTGGAGTGGTACAGGAACACTTGTTGTTCATTATGTTTCATCACGCTGGTCAAAGATGATGATTAATTATGCAAAGAATGGTATAGATACTTATTTCAAATTGCAGGTAATCAATGAAGACCCAACGAGTTCAATTGGGAAACAAACAATCACATTGATTGATGTAAACTTTGATGAAGCCGAGATTGCCAAACTTGATGTTGATGCAGATTTTATAGACCAAACTATGAACTTCACTTTCAGTGACGTTGATATGCCTGATGAGTTTAAGGCTTTGAACTAAAATTGTTCAATATTGTGTCTAATCGTTGAAATAAAGGGTGTTTTGAGGTTGCTTTGGAAACTTTTCCAACAGACCAAAAATACACCCTTTATTTTTGATTTTTAATAGTTCTTTATTTTTTCTTACGAGTATTATATAATTTAATCAATTTATTTACTTGGAGGAACAAAAATGAGTAAATTAGATGATTTTTTAGGATTGACTGATATTTCAGAAATCAGAAAAACAATCAAAGTGAATGTGGGTGGAAAAGATTTGGAACTTACCATCAGACCAATTACTGAAGATGAGCATACAGAATTTCAAAGACGCTCACAGAACTTTACAAAAAACAAGGTTACATTTGACAATGGCAAATATAACAATCTTGTTCTTGAGGCTTGTATTGTTGAACCAAACTTTGCTGATGCTGACTTCTTGAAAAAAGTAAAATGTATTTCAGCAACAGAATTCCTCAACAAAAAATTTCCTGCAGGAACACTTCAGGATATTGCAGGCGAGATTCAGAAGTTGAGTGGTTTTGAATCTTATGAATTGGAGATTGAAAACGCAAAAAACTAATAAAAGAGGATGGTGAGGCAAATTATTGCCAATATGCTATCCTCAATTTTCATTGGACACCTAAACAATTTTCAAATATGTCTAGGAAAGAAAAAGCATTTGTCTGTGCTTGTATTGATAATCAAGTGCAGGAAAATCAAAATGAAATTGCTAAATTAAAGAGGTAAAACTGATGGCAAAGATTAACACTATATTTTCAATGACAGATGAAGTTACCAATCCGCTTAAAAGAATGCAAAATCAACTTGAAAAGACTTCTGGTGGATTTGGTAATATGGCCATTAAAATTATGGGTGTTAATCAGGCTGTTCAGTTGGTTACTACTGCGGTGAATGGATTCAAAAAGGCTTGTGCTGTTATGGATGAACTCACCGCAACTTATAATGCACAGGCTGAGCAAGAAGTTAAATTGGCGACTGTTATGAGACAGAGAATGAATGCCACTCAAGAGGATATTCAAGCCATCAAAGAACTAGCAAGTGCTCAACAACAACTTGGAATCTATGGTGATGAAGTTATACTTTCAGGTGCTCAAGAGTTAGCAACCTTTGTTTCTAATCGTCAGGCACTTGAAACATTGATTCCTGCAATGAATGACTTAATTGCTCAGCAAAAAGGATATAACGCAACCGCTCAAGACTTCCAATCAATTGGTGATATGATGGGAAAAGTAATGGGTGGTCAGGTATCAGCCTTGTCAAGAATTGGTTATGTGTTTTCAGACGCAGAAAAGCAAATGCTTGAAACAGGCGATGAAATGCAAAGAGCCTCAACACTGGCTAAAATTATCACCGACAATGTAGGACATATGAATCAAGCACTTGCGCAAACTGATACTGGTGCTATTCAAAACGCAACAAATGCTTTGGGAGATATGCGTGAAAGACTTGGTGAAAGTCTTATGTCTTTGCAGAATTCTTTCAAACAAATTAAAACAAGTATTGCACTTTATTTTGAAAAACCTTTATTGAAAGCTATAAATTGGATTAAAGAGAATATTGGTGCTTTAACTGCTACCATAATTAAATTAGGAACAATCGTGACTGTAGTTGGAACTGCTATGGCTGTTGCTTGGGCAATTGCTAACTGGCCATTGACTCTTGCTATTGCCTTAGTGATAACATTCACTAGAGTGCTTTTTGACCTCACCGCTGATGCAAATGCAACTGCAGAGGCAATGAATGGATTTGGCAATCAATGCGCTGAGGCTGGAAATATGTTTGGAAAAGTTGTTGGATTTATTGCAGGAACAGTTGGTGGATTAATGAATATTATCTATAATGTGATTGCAATTGTATACAATGCTTTAATGTATGTATCAGAATTTATTTTGAATATTTTTACTCACCCAATCAATGCCATTGCAAGATTGTTTATTGATACTGGAAATCAAATAATTCAATTTTTTAGTACGATTGGAGGTGTAATAGATTTAATTTTTAACACAAGTATATCAGAAAGCCTTAACAAAGCAAGTCGTCAACTTGAAGCATTCAAAGAAAAGAATTTTGGTAATGTAAATTATAAATATCAAAAAATGGAATTAAAAGATGTCAAAGGAATCCTTTCAGCAACTCAGGCTGGTGGAAATATCGGAAAAGACTTGGGAACAATCCTTGACCAAAAATTTACTATGGCCAAATTCCAAGCACCTCAAATGCAGGAATTTAAGACTGATGGAAGTGGAGCATTGATTGTATCCGATAAAAATATAATTGATATTGCTGATGACTATCGTGAGTTATTATCTAAAAGAGCAACTGAGAAATTTAATTTGAAATTTAGTCAGGTTACACCAGAAGTTAATTTCAATGGTGTAACTATTAACAATAATGCTGATTTGGATGACGCTATTGAAAAATTTGTTTCAGGTGTTGAAGAGGCAAGCAGTTCAAGTTTATCAAGTTAGAGAGGATTGAAGATGAATACATATACTCAAGATGAAACTATTCCAATTTACATCATTTTACAATACAGTTTTTATTCTCTCAAATTTCCAATTAATCCTGATAATTTGACCACTGATATTCCATCAGAATCTGAGACTGTTGATATTGAAGGGTTGGGTGAAGTTAGTATTCCAACTAGTCCTAAATTGGCAAAACTTACAATCAACTCATTCTTTTGGCACCAAAATAATTTAGTGCCAGCATCTCAATATGTTACTTGGTTAGAAAAATGGCAAAAAAGTAAAAAACCTGCAAACCTTATTGTAACAAGACTTAATTATTCAATGCAAGTTACTTGTGAAAATTTTAAGCATTGGATAAATGCAGGTGAAGAAAAGGATGTATATTTTGAATTACAACTTCAAGAATATAGACCATATGGTGCTAGAAAATTAAACAATGTTAAAAATAAAACAATTCTTCAAAACCTTAAAAACATAAAAGAATTATCAACTTCACCTATTTTAGTTGAGATTCCAAGACCAATTCGCAATTCAACTATAAAGGCTGAAATTGTAAATCCTTATGTTACAAAACCAAATGAAACTTTAATCAGCATAACTAAAACAATAACTGGGTTTACTGATGATTGGAAACTTCTTTATGATGAAAATAAAGAGCAACTTGGAAATATTATTGCTGAGGCAGGTGAGATTTCAGAGGGAACAAAATTGAATCTACCTAGCAAATGGTTGGAGAATTCTTCATATAACATTCGTGATTTATCTCAGGCAGGTGCATAATGGCTTATACAATGCAAATAATTGACAATGAATCTAAAGAGGGATTTGATGTCTCAGAACTTGCTTATGATATTACTCATTCAACAACCCTACAAGGACAGGCTGGAAAACTCACTTTCAATCTTAGAAAAGACCCAAACAACATCCTGCAACTCAGTATTGGTAGTGTAGTCAGATTCTATAACGATGATGTGCCTGTTTTTTACGGATATATTTTCAATCTAAAAACAAACCGTCAAGAAATTTATCAAGTTACAGCATATGACCAAATGCGATATTTACAAAATCATAATTATTTATTTATGAAAGATATGAACTTGGTTGATGTTTTTAAGCAGGTTTGTACTTTTGAAAAAATTAAAAATTATGCAATTCTAGGAAAAGCAAAATTGATAAATGCTTCTAACAATCTTGAACCATATCATTTTAATGATGTTTCAGATTTTGATTTGCTTCAACATTGCATAAATGAAACTAATGTTTTTATCACTAAAAAAACTTTTGAAGAAAAAGCAAAAACGCTTTCAGTTGGAGCCACTGTAAATTATATAGGTGGTGAAAGTTTTAGTTCACCAAATGATAAATTACCTGCAACCATTAATCGAACTGCGGGCACAGCGGTAATAACTATTATGAAAAAAGACGCAACGCACCCTTATCACATTCAAGGCAAGACTAGTAATGTTTTTGGTTGGGTTGATGAAGATTCTATTTCATTAGAGAGTGAGTCAATACCATTGATTGACCAAAATTATTATTTCATTAGAGATAATTTTGGAATTCTTGAATTAAATGACATTGAAAGTAATGTGAAATATCGCAAAACAAATATCATAGGTGCTTCAAGTAAAGAATGGACTGGAAATGAAAATTACAGATATAATGAAGGATATTTGCCTGAATTAGAGCCACTCATAATTGGTGATGAATCCTTACTTATGGATTATGATTATGAACTTGATATTGATAGAAACACATATAATCAAATTTGGTTAATGGATACAGTAAAAGATACATCTAAAACTACCGACAAGAAAAAATCAAGCAAAATAAATTCTTATGCAGAACAAGACGATGAAAGTGTTAAGAAATGGGGTGTTCTCAGAAAAATTGTAAATTTAAAAACCAATTATTCAGGTGCTGATGAAGCAACTAAAAAGAAAATTGAAGAATATGTAAAATTGTCTTTGTTAGAGGGTGCACAAATTAATAAAACTTTAAAAATTGAAGCCTTGGGATATAATGGTGTAAATGCAGGCGATGGATTCCTGTTAGAATTAAAAAAACTCAATGTGAGGGAAATGATGTATGTAATATCTGCAACTCATCATTATGATGCTAATAAGCACACAATGAGTTTGGAAGTGTCTACAAGTAAAAATCTTTGTGAGGTGTTGAAATGAACGATTCTACAATGAACAGATTTGTTCGTGTTATGAAAGATATTGCGAACACTTCCAACAAACCAGATACAATGATTTTTGGTGAGGTAAAAGCACTTGACCCTATTGAGATTGATATTGGAAACAATATTATTCTCACAGAAGAATTTTTATTTTTGGGTCAAATGTGTAGACCTCATAAAGTGAAAATTCCACATACCCATAAATACAGTGGGTCAACTGAAAATGGAACAACTGGAATTTCAGCTGTAACAACTGCAACTATTGGAGCCACTCCAACTGTTGGTACAGTTACAATAACTGATAAAGGACATACACATGACATCAAAGAGCAGGAAACTGATGATGTTCATAAACAAGGTTGCGGAACTGATTATGAAGATTTTGTAACAATTGAAATAGAGCCAAAATTAAAGGTTGGTGATAAAGTTCTGATGTTTGCTTTTAACAATTATCAGATGTATTATGTTGCTGAAAGAATTGAAAGAGAGGATTAAAATGACACCACAAATTACAGAAACTGCGGGCAATGAAGTTTATTCTTACAGACAACCCAATTTGACTTATAGATTGGGTGAAAAAACTGTTGCAGGGAAAATTGACAAATTAGAATCTATCAAACAGGCTGTCTTTCATATATTATCAACTGAGAGATATTCAACACCAATTTATGATGAAAATTATGGGATTGAACTTGCTCAATATATTGGACAAGATTTGGGATTTATAGTGGCAAATATTGAAAACACTTTACGTGAGGCACTTTGCCAAGATGACCGCATAACTGATGTTCAAGTTACTAATGTTGAAAAAAGTTCTCAGCAGAGCAATGCTTGTCTAGTAGAATTTACTGTGTTTACAATATATGGTAATTATAACGATTCTTTGAATGTTTCATTATAATTTTGGAGGTATAAAATGTCATATAGTGAAAATAATACTTTTGAAAAAATTTTGGATAGGTGTCTAGCAAATGATGTCCTTGTAAATGTAGACAAGCGAGTTGGCTCAATTATATATGATGCCCTTGCCCCAGTTTGTCTTGAATTGGCTGAGGCTTATGTTAAAATGGACATTCTTGAAGAACAAACTTATTTGATGACTGCAACAGGAAGCAATTTGGATAAACGTGTTTATGATTATGGAATCACAAGACAAGAGGCAACTCAGGCTTTGCGTATTGCAGAATTTAAATGCTATCAAACTGATGACCAAGGTGGAATTGTTTATGATGAAAATAATCAGCCTATCCTTATTGATATGGAAATTCCAGAGGGTAGCAGATTTGCAGTGCCTGAAGATGAAGATGTTACTTTTGAATATGTAGGAAAAACAGATGGTTATAAAATCCTGCAATGTGAACAAACAGGTACAAAAGGAAATGAGCACGTGGGAACTATCTTGCCGTTGGTTCCAATAAATGGCTTAATTGAGGCAAATATAATTTCAACTTACAAACCCGCAGAGGATGCAGAAACTGATGAAGAATTAAGATTGAGAACAAAAAATCATTTAAATTATCTTTCATTTGGTGGCAATATTTCTGATTATATTGAAAAAGTAAACACACTTGATGGTGTTGGAAATGTTAAGGTGTTTCCTGCT